CAATGTAAAGAAGACTTCCCGAGTCCTACTCTACCAATCCAACGAATCGGTTGAGTAGGACTCGGGAAGTCTTCTTTACATTGAGGAATTTACCGAAATTCTTTGCAATCGCTTTTGCATTTGCATCGGCTTTCACATCCATTTCACCCTCTTGGATCTTGGTTGAAGATTGCGGAATCAAAAACAACTCATCACGACCAGTGTTCTTCACTGATGCAAACCCATGTGCTCTGAATTCTTTCTTCCAAGTTTCAACTAATGCATAAAAGTCGCCACGATAGTCAGGTAAATTTGACTGTGCAACACCACGCAAATCACGACCACGATTCTGACAGATATGGAATCCAACCATGGTAACATTGTAACGATCTTTGATCATTCGAAGAATCATCTCAGTTTGATTACCAGACAAGCGACCAATTTCGTAAGTCTTCTGTGTAACTTCATCTTTGATAAAGTTCTTGATCTTGATTCGTTTGTAAACACCATCAACAATTTCAGTGCGAGTATCATCGAAACGACCAGATGAATACGTATTCAATGAACCACCCTCACCATCAGTTAGAGTGATGAAAGTTGTTTTCTCAATATTATTGTTCTTGATAAATGTACCCAAAGTTTTGTAACAATATACCAATGCTTCGTTCAGTGGAGTGCCACCAGTGTTGTAGCCATCATTCCAAAAGAAACGATAATCAAGGATACGACGAGACATTGAATTGAATTCGCTGGTAGTCATTTTGCTATTAAAGAATTCTAACAAGTGGAACCTGTCGGCACAGTCGATCAAATTGTTTGGCTCTCGTCTTTCAGATCTCCAAGCATTGTATGCTTCACGTTCTGCATTTGTTTCAGCTACATGCCCATTATAGTCAGTGGTAAATGCAAAGACACGATATGGAATCTGAACACGATTACAGAACATAGCCAGATTGATAACTTGTTTCATGGTATCTTTCAATACATCATTCATTGAACCAGACCAGTCAACAAGAAGTACCATACCATGATTCTTACCTTGTGGCAAAGAAGTCACACGCTTGAACAAATCATCTTGCAATTTGTATGCATAAACTTTCTTCATGTCCAGTGAGCCAATCTTTGATACCATTGCACGCTTGTGTAGTTGAGCAGACTTCTTCATCTCGAATTCTTTTACGAGATAGTTCACAGTGCGGATTGATTCGGTTTTAAATTGCACAAAATCTGAATCTTCTGCAGCATGGAAAGCAGTTCGTTGTTCTTCACTCATGTTACGAGTGCGATAGTCAATCATTTCTGGACTATCAACTGACCACTTCTCAGGTGATTTGGTTTCATTAAGAATCTGTTTGTAACCAATGACTGGGTCTTTATAGTAGTCTGTGTCAAATTTCCAGTATCTGTATTCAGTAGAATCATCAGCAAGGTCTTCCAATTTGTTTTGGAATGCTCTTTCTGTTTTAGATTCTAGGTCATCACCTAACTCTGACTTGTCGTCATTTTGTAAAGTAGATTGTTTATTCTTTTTAGATGGTTTCAGATCATCGTCGTTATCATCATTTTGTTCATCAAAATCATCATCAGCATTGATATCAAAGTCACCATCAAATGGATCTTCGTCTTCTTCATCGTCACTATCTTCAGCGTCTTCAAATTGTTGTTGTTGCTTGCGTTCCTCGGCAACTTGTTTAGAATATGCATAGATATCGTTTGCCAATGCAATGATTTCATCGATTGTCTCAGTTCGTTCAGCACGATTCACAAATGTCTTTTCGTCAGGTGTGAATGTTACACCACACTGGAAACCAGCCTTAAAGTAAAGATTGATTTTGTCAATGAGTAAAAGTTCGTCAAAGTCTTGAATTTGTTTCGTGCCAAAGAAGTCACGATCATTGAGTTGCTTGTATCCTTCGTTCATGCGTTTGCGCAATCCTGGATACTTGCGTTTGATAAGTTTCTCGATACGAACATCTTCTAAGACGTTCATGTATGAGTGTAACTTAGGGTATAGTTTTAGTGGTTCAATATATGTACCATCAGTGTAAAGGGCATGACCCACTTCGTGACCAACTAACATATCTTCAATTTCGGGAGTCATATCTTTCCACATCGGCAGAGTCAGGATACGACTCTTGATGTCAAAAGATGCAGTGCGAGTTCTGGCACGAATCACTGAAAGATTTTCAGTTGCCAGTAATTTTGCGGAGAGATCAGTTGCTTTCATTTCCATTATTTATTCTCCAAATGCTAATTCAAATTCATGTTTTGTTAGTAGTGCTTCAATTTCTGCACGATTCGCCAATTTTACAGGAAGTATTTCTACAATGTCAAGAACATCTTCATATCCGTAATCAGCGCACAAACAAGCCAACTCAAAGTCATCGAAACCACTCCATTGATTTTGCATAGTTTTCTCCATAATATAACGACTATTATACACCAGTCATTAATTAAAGACAACATTTATTTTTACCCCGAATCTACAGGGCTTGGAGAGAAGTGACTACTTACTTAGTTGCAATAATGGAAAAATCATTGCGTTTTTCGAACCTAATGACGGATCTGAACTTGTCAAACAACTGATCACCCTTGTGGGAAATAACAAAGATGTTTGTGTTCTCTCCGAATTGATTCATTAGATTAAGGAAGTAATCTGTTCCTGCTGTGTCCAAAGATGAATCGAAGATCTCATCCAACAACAGTAGGTTTGTATTGACGGAGTTCTTCATTTTTGCAATCTGTCTCCATGTGAATAGGATTGCTAAATCTATCCTCATTTTTTCACCCTCACTAAATGAAGCATAGGTAAAGTCATCTCTGAATCTAGACTTAACTGATTCGTTGAATGCTTCGTCTAGTTCAAAGTGAATGTAAGCATCCATTGCTTGGAGATACTTGTTGATCAACTTATTCATGATAGGTAGATACTCACGAATGATTGCTGTCTTGATACCAGTATCTTTTAATAGGATATTGGCGACTTCTTCAAGATTACGCTGTTCATTTAGAGTTGTCTTAGTATGAATCTTAACAATTGCTTCAGTGGCAAGTTCTTTTAACTTGGCTTTCTCTTCATCGATATTTGTTGTATCAGTTTTTGCGCTTTCGATTTCAGCCTGCATCTCTTTAACTTGTTTATTGAGTAAGGTGATCGTAGAGTTTCGTGTAGATAGTTCAATATTTTTGCTGGTAATCTCTGATTGGATTTTAGTAATCTGAGATAGTTTCGCATTAAGATTGGAGAGGATTCCTTCGAGTTCACTGATCTTTGTGTTGTTGTCCAGCAACTTATCATTAAGATCTTTGACGATCGATTCTTTGTATTCTTCTGCAATATCTTGGTTGCACGATGGGCAAACATCATGTTCACTAAAGAACTCTGTGTTGTGCTCACAAGTTTCGATTTTCTGGAGTAACTTGGACTTGATTGACTTGGCTTTGTCGATATCTTCAGCAACAGTTTCCTTGTCATTGATGCTTGCTTTAAGAGTATTGATCTCCGAAAGGATAGATTCGATCTCGCCCTCAGCAGATAAAATCTCAGCATTGTTTGCAGTAATTTTTGTGGCGATACTTTCGATGGCACTACTCTTCGCTTCATTGATAGTTTTGATGAGTTGTGTCTGCGCATCAACCTTTGTCTTCGCAGTCGATATTTCGTTTTCAATTTTGGCAATAGCATCTTTAGTTTCCTGTGCTTTCTCTTTCAATAACTGATTCATTGTAGAGAAAATACGAATGTCGAGAATGTCTTCGATAACTTCTCTTCGTTGACTTGTTGGTAACTGCATGAATGGAACAAACGATGCAGAACCAAGGATAACAACTTGCGTGAATGTCTTGTAGTTCAGTTTAAGAATCTGCTGTTCAAGAATCTTTTGATAGTCTCTTGATGCAGCATCTTGGTTAATCATCTCACCATCTTGCCAGATTTCAAATACATTGGGTTTGATACCACGAATGATTTTATATTCTTTACCATTGATGTCAAACTCAACTTCAACAGAGCAACCCTTACCATTGATGGAGTTGACCAACTGTCCTTTGTTGATATTACGGAATGGTTTACCGAATAACGAAAAGCACAATGCATCTAAGATTGTGCTCTTACCTTCACCATTCTTACCAATGATAAGAGTAGTCTGCGACTTGTTTAGTAATACTTTGTTCGGTGAGTTGCCAGTGGATAAAAAGTTCTTCCACTGTACGCTTTTAAATACGATCATTCAGCCTTCCATTTCATACCCATAGATTTATACATAAACTTCAATATAAAATTGGGTTTCTTTTTAGAGATAATAGTAATCGGCATTGCATCAACATTAATAGTAAAGGATGGATTACCAAGATTATTAGAGATGGTAGTCCAAGCAGTCCCAGTACCACCAGTACTAAGCAAATAAGAACCAGATAATACAGTAGAATTTTTTAACTGTTCGGCTCGCTTATCTAAAATATACTTTTCGGTTTGCGTGAAATCTAAGTCAAGATTAATCTGTTCTGTCAGTGAAAAGAAATACCCAATCTCAAGTTGTTGCATCATACTACCTCGATGTTGATTGCCTCAGTGTAAAGTGTTCTCATGTATGTCTTGATTTGTTCTTTGTCAACATCAGTTTCAATACTATCAATGTAATGGGTGAGAACAGATACCGTATCTTCGAGATTAAGTTCTTCACCAATCTCACCATCTTGAAACTCTGACATGTCTTCAATAATCTTGATCTCATGACAACCCTTATTATACAACTTCTGAATGAATTTGTCAAATTTATAAAAGTCATTCTTGTTTACAACTACTAACTTTACATATTTCTGCTCAAGTTCAATTGTGTCTAAGTCGACAGGTTCTTGGTCTTTGTCGTTGTATTCGATTCGTTCAAACATTCGATAAGGATTGCAAATGAATTCAAGTTCTCTTGTACTAAGATCGAACAGGTGGAATCCTCTGGGATCGTTATAGTCCTGCCATGTAAGTTCGTACGGATTTCCGAGATAATGAATATGCTGATCACTACTCCTATGGTGATAGTGCCCAGAAAAAACCAAATCAAACTTCTCAAAAGTTTCTTTAGCCAAGCCATCGTGTGATTCCATTCCTCTATACATTGCAAAGCCAGCGATCTCAAGATGTCCCATGCAGATTTCGGCTTTAGTGTTTTTAATATGATCCAGAGATTCTTGATAGTTCTCTGGACAAATCCATGGCAACATACAGATGGATGTTCCATCAATAACTATTGTTTCTGGTTTGGAGATAACATCAATGTTACCGTATTCAACTAGAAGTAAATCTGGAGAGTTTACCTCATTAGTATTTTTATAATAAGTGTCGTGATTACCAGCCAGCATGTGCACTCTAATACCACGCTCTTCCAACTTGTCGAAGAACATTTTCTTTGCTCTGTCAAGTGCGTAGAAGTTGACATACTTCCTTCTATCAAAAGTATCGCCAAGAACAAGAACAGTGTCAATAGAATTTGCATCAAGAGCAGGAAAGAAAGTATTGTCATAGAATTTTTCGAAGAAGTCTAAAAAAGCAATACTATCATTACGAGCACCAAAGTGTTGATCTGTAATAATGGCTACCTTCAAATGAAACCTACCTTTCTATTTACTTGTGATTGTTTGCTGCCTTCAGATTGTCGATTAAACAATTCTGCAATAGAGAATTCTACAACATCACCACCTTTTCGTTCTGGTATTGTTGCACCTAGTTTTTCTGCGAGTTTTTTAGCATCGAACAAAGACAATGGTTTAAATTCAACGATGTCAAAACATCTTCCTGGACGAATAAGAGCAGAGTCAATATCACGAACACTTGGAAGATTGGTAGAGAAAATCATCTTCTTACCTTTAGTTGTAACAAGACCATCACCCACATTCAAGAAACGATGCATCATTGTGTTACCATCGCTACGAGATTTCAAGAATGCATCACTGTCTTCAAGAACCATAATCTCTGCGTCATCCTCGATGAACTTTGCGAAGAACCCATCTTTCTCAAGAATGCCAGCATCATAAGTTACGATTGCAGAGCAGTTGCGATGAGCAAGCAGACCACGAATGAATGTAGTCTTACCAGTTCCTGGAGGTCCAATTAGTAGGAGAATGTTAGCAGAAGATTCCATATAACGATCGTAATAATCGCCAAGGGATTCGCCTTTGAGGAATGGATACATTTCTTCAACAGGCATGCGGTCACGATTCAATGGAACATTAACGGAGTTGCCATCAGCACCATATACCCATTCAATGTAAGAAGAAACCACATCAAAGTTTTCTTCAACAATTTCAATCATGTCTTCTGCAAATTCAACATCACCAAATGCACGAACAGTGGTTGAATTAGAGTTAACATCAAACTTGATAAAGTTGTTAGTATTTTCTTCAATAATAAATCCAGTCGATGCATTACTTTGCACGAACAAACAATCTTTGTATTGATCTTCTGCCCATTTGGACCATCGTTGACGATCGCAGAGAACAGTTGTTTCTCGTTGTACAGTTGATAGTTTTGCATCAACACGACGCTTCATAATTTCGACTGTGACTAAGTCTTCGAAATCAGAAACACCTAAAAATATTTTTTCATTATTACTCATAATCTCATTCAAATCAAATTGGTTATCGTATGTATCCCATACATATTTTCTAAGAAGTTTTTTGCCTTGTTTTTTTCGTCTACTTTTTAAACTTCTTGCCAGTGCAGGGTAAGATCTCGTCACTGTTTTATGTCCTGCTGCTAACTCACGAATCCACTGTCTTATGTCCTGTGTCATTTTCATCATCCAAAAAACTGTTCAATGTATTTTCCATCTTTTTCTTTGCAGCCTTTTCTTTCTTACGTCCAATGAAATCATCGAATGTATGATTCTGCTGCATGAAGTCTAAATACGCATTATGAAATTCACCTGTGTCATCTTGTTCTTGTAACTCAAACATTTCAAAGGGCATGTCTTGAATCAACTTACCTTTAATATAACTTTGTTTCTTTTCCTTAGCAATCCTTCGCAGAAATGCATACCAGATAATCTGCGTAAAATATGCAAATGGATTATTGGATTTGGTGGGATCAAAGTTATCAATATACTGAAGACAGTTTTCAACGCCATCAGATATCATCTCCTCACGATAGGAGTAATTGATAAAGTTTGGTTTATAAGAAAGATGGTTTGCTATCTTAAGAATGCATTCACCAATGTAATTACTTACTTGAGGTTTCGGTAAACCTTTTTCTTCAGCTTCTTTTTTCTTAGCTCGCATCTCAACGATAGCTGCTAAAAAATCAGCGTTATTTACATATTGTGCCATACATACTCGTTCCTCATTTAATTCAAGTTATTCATAAGTATACATCAATCATGACGAAAAGACAAATCTTATTGGATTGCAAAGTTGTAGATAAAATAAATTTGCTTTTTTAATTGACTTGAGACATAATCACTATGTTAGGGTTGATCGTTACCTCTAGTTGATTGTTTCGTTTCCTTCAACAAAGACTCTGTATCTCTTCTCTTCTTCCTCGTCTTTAGGTATTCTTGCTAAATCTTCTAGCATAGAGATTCTTCTTACTGTTTCTTCTTGCGTAAGATCATCTTCATATTCTAATTCATCTATAGAATCAACAGAACCATCTTTGTTTTTAGATACAAAAGAAATTCTCTCATGCTCTGCAACAATGCGTTGATAATGAGGAACAAATAGATGATGCAACTTCTTAACGAACATAATGTCTCGTTTAGCAATTACAAATGTACGATCATCCGAGAATTGACAAAGAGGATGTGCAGTTACATGCTCACGACTTTGTTCAACTATCGGAATAGTTTTTATACACATGGGAGATTCAAGTAGAACATGTTCATCATCTTCTTCTTTGAGCACAGCCATAACCTGCTCTCCCGAAGTGAGTTTCATTACAATATAGAATTCGTTTTCGTCTAACATAGATCCACCTCTATTATTTTAACTTTAAATTCTTCTTCAGCGTAAGTTTTATATCTTTCAGCTGCATGATTTAGAGTATGGTTTTTCCAAGACTTCCAATGTAAATCATCGGCAAGATCAAACAAATTACATTTTGTCTTGCCATCTTTCAATCTCAATCCACGACCAATACTTTGCAAGTTACGAATCTTGCTCTTTGATGGTGATGCAAAAATGACATTCTCAAGAGAAGGTATATTGATGCCAGTGGAGAATGTACCAAAACTAGCAATAATAATAGCGTCGCTTTCACCTTCTGTAATGTGACGAATCGCTTCACGATCTGTTGTATCAGTTCCTCCGTAAACAAAGAACACTTTACGATTTTCGTGTACTTTATCTTTTATTAATTCATATAAAATCTTACCATGCTTTTCAACAAACTGGAAAAGCACTAAGGTATTACCCTCACACTTTACTGCAAGATTACGAATAAATTTATTTCGTTTTTCATTACTCACAAGAAAGTCCATCTCTTCTTGATACGTCTTATTCTTTTGTGTTTTACGAATTTCTTCGTTGTACTTCAACATCACACACATTATATTTAGGGTAGTCAGTCTTCCTGAGTCCATAAGTGCTTTGGTTGTAGTAACTTTATGCACTGGACCAAACATACCTTCAAGAACTAAACGATGCACTTTCTTATTATCAAGTGTTCCTGTTGTTCCGATTCTGTAACGAATCTTGTCCATCTTTTCCATAACTGTTGTTAGGGATTTTGCTTTGAACTGATGTGCTTCATCTCCGAAGATTACATCGAACTGAGCAAACCAAGATTTAGGTTGTAGGTATACTGACTGCCAAGTTGTAATCAATACATCTTTAGTAAATTCTTTAGTGAATCCTGCATAAAGTTTCTGACAAGCACCTGCAGTATTAAAACCATTGGCAGAGGAGTAGTCTTCAAAGTCAGTGTACAACTGCTCAACAAGTGAAGTCGTTGGAACTATAATAATACATTTACGATCGTGTGCAATATGCCAACGCATCGTGGTATAAATTATAAATGACTTTCCTGACGCAGTGGGAGATAATAGCAGTGTGCGCTCTTTATCGAGAGCAGTCTTTACTGCTTCAATTTGATAGTCTCGGATTTCGATTGGTTTACCACGACCATGAGGATTGAGTGACTTGGCATAGTCTTCTACAATCTGATGTGTGATATTGTTTTGATGGAATACAGGAGTTACATATTCAATGCCATACCCATTGCGAGTGGCAAACTCTTCAACATATGATACTAGACCAACATAAAGAGTTTTTCTAACTTGATCGTATAGACGAACTTTTCCATCCCAGAGTCTTGCTCTGAATTGTGGTGTAAATCTTGCACCTGGATATTCATAGGTAAAGAAGTCAGCGAGTTCTTGTTCAATAGAACCATCGCTAAAAACTCTAACATAAACTTCGTCTAACTTCTCAATTTTTATCATTACATACCAGCTAGGAATTTCTTCCATTCTACTGCAGTCTTAATCTGCCAATCTCTGGCTTTGATTTGACCAAGAACGGATTCAAGAAAATAAATCATTGTTTCAAGATAATCAATCTTGACTCTTAAAGTATTTAGTTCGATATCACCTGAGAGGAATTCATCCATCTCATTCTTTAATGGTTTAACACCTTGCCATTGTTCCCAACCAAGAGCGATTAATTCATCACGAGATAGTTCACCACGATATAAGCGAAACTTATTCTTGCGTAACAAGTTGTAATCTGATTGGAGTTTGGTGTGTTTTAGTTTGACATTGACAAGTAGTTTTAAATACTTGGAATGTAACTTGGGAGTAGCTGTGGTTGTTTCACCGAGATAGTTGTCATCTATCTGGCAATCAATTTCCCACGCTTCTTGCAATTGTTCAATATTCATAATATCCTCACATTTATATACTGCCATTATACCGCAGTATTACAAAAAAATCAAGTTTGTCTTACAAGAATTTATAGTATCCGTAGCGGAATGTTGCATTCCCTACTAGGTATTGCACATCTGTATTGGTAGATGCAAACATTAGCGAGTCAATCGTAATTGGAAACATATCGCTAAACTGAATTGTTTGGGACACTGAATTGTTGCCAGCTAAAATTTGCAAAGTAGCATCAGAGTAGTTCTTTGCTAACTCAGAATAATTCAAAGTATCATTAGCATTAAAATTTATATACTGTTGATATGATTGTGGGAAACCTAAAGCGATAATCCAGTTATAGATTGCTTTGTAGTTTGCCATATCAGAATCAACTAAGAACTGAACAGTTAGTTGATCGTATGTTAATGTTTCACCTGGAATTGGTTGCACATTAAATGGGTTACCAAATTCTGGAGCACCAAGAGTGATACCTGGAATATTTACCTGCTGACAAAAGAATGACAGATTAGGTAATTTGGTAATGTTAAACATAAATCCATTAGGTGATAATGGAGTAATGTTATCTGGTAGTGGACAGGAAATAGTTGTAGTAGCCATAAGTTTATTTATCCAAATAAAAAAGAGGGATCCGAAGATCCCTCTTAAAGTACCGCTTCTTAATGTCGGCTTAATTCATAACCAAGCCGAACCTAGATTACATTAGGTTAGTAACCTTAACACGACGGTAGTAGTAGTTCACGTCAGCTGTCAAGTTGTCTTGACCAGAAGTGCCGTCATCCAAGTTAACGAATGGGTTAGCAACTAAACCGTAACGAGTCTTGAAACCAATCTTTGGTTGGAAGCTGTTAGGATCAACTGCACGAACCATTTGCAATGGAACGTATGGGCAATAGAACAAACCAGCGTCAAAAGCAGATGCGCCTTTGTAACCAACAACGAAGAACTGAGTAGAAGATACGTTTGAAGTATATGGGTCAACATACACTTTGTACTTACCATTCAATACACCAGCGAAAGTAGTGGATGTATCATCAACAGTCAAATCATTCTTACCAGTCAAGCCAGAAGAATAATCTAACACACCAGCCATTGCTAGGGCAGAAGCCACATCAGCTGAAGTGATGATCACGTTACCACGACCACGACGAGTTTGTTGACCGATAGCATTGGCTTCACGTTCGATTTGGAACATTAGACCTTTGAACTTCTCAACAGACCAACGACCATTAGAGTCAGTATCTAAGTCGAATGTACCAGCAGTAGTTACACCAACTTGAGCACCTGGCTTAGCAGTTTGGTAAATTGTACGGATAACTTCACGGTTGATTTCAGCAAGGATCTCAGTAGAGAGAATGTTGCTTAATTCGCCTTCAGCGTCAAGACCATGAACAGACTTCATGTCTTGTGCTAATTCGATAGAGTATTCTGCCTTCAAAGCACGAGTCTTTGCAGTTACAGAAGTCTTTTCGATAGAGAAAGCCATAGCACCGAAAGAACCATCACCAACACCACCTTGACCTAAACGCTCGCCATCAGATGTTGCTAGACCAGTACCAGTAGTTTCAGAACCACCGAAGTCATATGCACCAGAGTGAGTACCTGTACCAGCGAAGTCTGTATCAGCTTCGTTGAATAGAGCCTCAGTACCACCTTGAGTAGAGTAGCGTGACTTCATTGCGAAGATCAAGCCAGTTGGTTGAGTCATTGGTTGTACACCGCAAACATCATAAGCGATCATTTGTGGCATTGCACGACGAACCAAGCTGATCATTACTGGATCAAACTTAGCGAAACCGCCAGTGTCGCCATAAGAGCCAACAGCGTTAGCTGGAGCAGCTTCGAACAACGCTTCACGTTGCTTAGCCATTTCACGCTCTTGGTTTTCTAGAAGAACCGCAGTTACTTCTTTACGATAGTTGTCACGAATCTTTGGAGCACTTTCGTGCTCAAGAATCGGAGCCCATTTTTTTACTAAATCTTGACGAGTAGTCATTTTGGATTTCCTTATTTGTTTAATTTGTTGAGCTGTGCAGCATAAGCAGACATAGCAGGATCAAGTGTTACCTTTTTCTCTTCTGTCAACGCTTCTACTGGAGCATCAGTAACTACAGATTGAACTGTAGCTGCTTTAGTTGTGAAGTAATTTTCACGGATAGTCTTTACTTTTGTTTCAAAACTTGCTTGGTCTTCATAAGAGAGTTCTTCAACAAGAGACATAAACTTTTCAGTTTCTGTATCTGTCAAGCCTTCGCTTACAGTCTTAACGATTTCAGCACGATTGCTTTCAGCAAGAGTCTTGCTTAGTTCAATATTAGCTGCAACTTGTTCGTTAAGTTTTGCTTCCAATTCATCGATTTTAGATTCCATTTCGCCAAGCACATCGAATTTCTCTTCAGGAATATCGATATAGTGCTCTTCAAATAAATTCTTCAAACCGCCAATGAAACCTTCAAGAATATCGGATTTCATACCACGCTCTAGGGCAATTTCATTCTGTGTCATCCACTGCTCGGCAATATAACCGAGGTATCCATCAACTTGCTCAACAATTCCCTCTACATTCTGTGCAACGCTCTCTTGGAGTTTTGCTTCGAATTCTTCTTCAATACGAGCAACTTCTGACTTAACACGAGTCATAACAGCTGCTTCGAAAATAGTTTCTGCTTTAGCACGGAACTCTTCAGATAGTTCTTCACCATTCAATAATGCATCAACATCTTCTTTAACGCTAGTGCCTGTGCGAATGACTGCTTGGTCGCCAGCAACTGCTTTAGCAGTAGCAGGGTTAGATTTCTTAGCAGGTGCATTCTCTGCATCGTTTTGATCTTTTACATCATTGCGATCATTGTCTGCATTTTGTGCTGGGTTGCTAGTTGGTACATTATTAGATGCATCACGGATTGGAGACTGATCACCAGCCTTTGCTCCGTCTTTACCTGAGTCCATACCACCTTCTGTGCCGTGTACTTTGAATTCGTCTAGTTTCTTAGACTCAGCCAAAATTTCAGCGATTTTTTGTTCGATTGACATCGTTTTCTCCTGTAACTGGATAGTTCTATTAGATTATTTATTATTTATCTGATTTTACTCAGAAACTTTTGGAAAGCATAAATCTTGGCTTCCTCTAGATTTCGTGAAGAAGCCTTGCGAATAGAACGCTTCGCTTCCTCAATATGTTGTTCCACAAACTTTCCATCAACAAAGACCCACTCTTTTGACTCCATAATACCTCTAACGAACGCATCTGGAGCAGATGGATCGGCAACGATGTCAGCTGCAGTGGACAGCATAAAATCGTCTTGAACAATTTGAACACCTTCGTTATTTGTTTGAAGGGAACCTAGTGCTCTGCTAGATACTCCAAGGTTTGCACCGCCATCTAAAAGACCACGTGCAATTTGACCCATTGGGGTTTCTAGAATCTTCGCCTTGCCGATGTAGTTAGTACCTTCTTTGCGTAAACTAACAATCATGTGAGATACACGATCCAAATTAATGGAAGGAGTATCTGGATGACCAAGTTCGCCATAGGCACGATTCTTTTCGACAGATTCTTTAATGTAACGACCTACTTCATTATCCATAATTGATTCTGGATACATACGACCATTACGATTTTTCAGTTCAGATTGAAGAAAGATTCCTTCAATAAAATATTCTTTTCCTTTGCCAAGTTTAGACTCAACAATGGTATTTGTTTGTTCGAAAACTTCTCTAATTAGTCTCATGATTATGCCTTATCTGGAGAACCACTTAATGTGGTAGAAGCACCAACACGAGTTGGATCGTCATAAGCACCGTAAGTAGCATTCTCAACTTTAGTAGACCAGCCAGCAATTTTACGGAGAACTAGGAAACCAGAAACATCTTTTGCAGCACCATTAGTAATAACGATGTCATAAGTATTGTCATTTGTTACTGGAATACCCCATGCATTGAATTCAGCATAAGGAGCATTCTCTGGTGCGCATACAAGCACAATTTTACTATTACGAAGAATTGAAACTTTTGAAGCCAGTTCACCAACAATACTGTATTTAACAATATTAACTACAGGTGTATCGCTATTTCTTGCTTGAGTAGTAGCAGTTAAGTTGGCAATAGTAATAGTGCCAGACTCTGCTAAGGAAGATGTGAAGTGAATCACAGTTTCCTGATTGGTATTCTTTAATGTCGTGATAGTCATCGCCATCTTATTGTTCCTCTAATTTTGTAAGCACATGAAAGAAGTTCTCTTTTGACTCTCTCATATACTCAATAATTTCTGTTTGATTATCTAATAAGTTATTTAGGCGCACTTGGGTACGCTCGTCAATAGTTACAATTGACTCATCATTAAGAACATAGTGCAATTTACCCTCAACCAATCTGTCCAGTTTATTAAGAGAACGAATACCTTGAACAACTGGGTCTACACTAAACATGTGAGAAGAAGCAAGTTTTATATAATTTTCGATTAATGTATCGGTAACTTTAATATCGTGATATTCTTTAATAATATTTGCGACAGTATGTTCTGATAGTTCCTCGTATAAGTCTTTTGATACTTGTTCTTCTAACTGATGTGAAATATAGTCTTGTTTAATGTATTGTCTTGCTTCTTCTAAACTCGTAAATTCTGTTTCAATACCATTTATCAAAACCTTACCATCTTCAGTTCTTTCGATTAACTGAAGATAGGATCTGACGCTTTCAACGACATCAGATCGTTTTAGAGATTTTGTAAATTCGTAGTAACGCATTATGCGTGCTCGTTCCAATTAGAATTTGTTGCGTGGCCAGCATCATCATTATAATGTTTTGCGCTTTGGGTTTTATATGCAGTATGTTCTGCTGAATCTTTACCACCCAAATGTTTATTTACAAAATCACTATGAAAATGTTTTGGTACTTTAGCTCCACCAGAAGTATTATCTACTGAATATGCATGATTTGTATGTTGCGCCACTGCAGCTGCAGTTTCTTTTCCATGATGCTGTTCTATTTTAGACAATGTAGCTTGTGATTTTGTTTTATTACCTGCAGCCCCATGTTCATAATGATCTGCAGCTAATTTACCAAGTGATGGTTTCGATGCAGCCTCAGTGAAAATATTAGAGGTCTCATTAGACTCCATTACCTGCAAAGTTTTATTGATTAAGTCTGACATCTTTATCCCTTTATTCTTCCGTAGTAGGTTCAGCGATTGGCTCTGCTTGTTGTGCAAACATACCCTGCGCAACATCTTGGCGCATTGTATCTAATCTAGCAGATAACTTTTCTGCCATTGCATTTGTAAACGCATTTTCTGTTTCAAGTGCATCGCCAGCCTGAATTGCTTGGACTAAATTTTGTACTGTTTCACTCATAATATTCTCCTATTAATTTGGCCAAGTACCAGTTTTTAATTTGGTAACTTTCCCTTTACTTTGCTGCGTATCTGTATCTTGCCCAGCATCTTGTTCTGCTTCAGCATCAGCTGTTTGTTGATCAGGAGCACCCTGATCTTGCTGAGGTTGTGCAGCCTGTTGCTGTTGCATTGCCTGTTGTTGCTGTGCTTGCGCATCCATTTGCGGTTGCTGCATAGCCAATTGCATCTGTCCTTGCATATCTGCTTGTGCAAGCATTTGATCTTTTTCGTTCTCAATCTGTTTGTCCATCTCTTTGATATCTTTTTCATCGAGGTGTAGAACATTCTTACGAGCCCATTCCATTGAGTAATATTTACCAATGTATGGATCCATTAACTGTAACAATCCCATTCTTTGTTGTAGAATCTCAGAATCTTTTAGTTCGCTATAATGATTGTCTTCAAGATAATCATATTTAATATTGAACTGAATATCATCCCACTCATCTGGACGGATAACACCTTTAGAGATTAACTGAACTCTCAACGCATGCGAGAACAATATACTAAATTTCTTACGTAGTCTGACAATAAATTTATTAAACTTAACTTCATCACGAGAAATCTCTGTTGAACGACCAATACTAAAACCTTGTTGCTGTTGCATACGGCTAATTGGAACATTCAATGCATGATAAAGTTTATTCTGGAAGTATTCAATATCTTGAATCTCACCTAAATTCTGACCACCTGGAAGTGTAGTAATCTCAGTACCCTTACCACCCTCACGACGTGGCATCCAGAAATCTTCCATCATTGAAAGATGACGACGATCGTCACGTGTTTCACCAGTAGTTGCATCATAAACAATCTTGTTACGGAACTTGTTCATGATATCATTTACATACTGTTCTGCTTTCAACTTAGGTAAATTACCCACATCGATATAGAAAATCCTGCGTTCAGGTGCACGGCTAATACGATAGATGACTAAAGAATCTTCAATCATCTTTAATTGATTTACTGGTTTGATCGCCTTATGTAGATAAGACATTGCCATTCCAGTATTTGAGTCTACATAACCTGAAGGTGCATAGACTACTGAATCTAATCCAAGTTTAACACCATGCGTTGTTTGCTCAGTGATACCCTTGTCATTGTAAAGATAGTATTCTTCTACTTCTTGTACAACTTCAACACCTTGTGGTGTTCTTGCTTTCTTAATATTTTTAATACGACGAACTTTACGAGGGTCAATGTAACGTAATTCTACAATACCCTGTTTAATATTTGATTCGTCAATAAGAATTTGATAATATAATCTTCCATCAACATACCAGCTACGGAAGATTTCATGCGCTCTTTCGTTAAACTTAAGAATGCGAAGAATATTATTAAATTCTTCTCTTATCTTAGTTTTGATACTAGAAGAAACTTTAACATCATCTAAAATAATTTCAACTGATGTTCTTTCTTCATTAGCTACAATTGCTTCATTAATGATATCTTCAATTGCATTATCACAATCACTATATTGAGCAACTTCACGATAACGACGGATTAAGTCGTTTTCGTTTTTAATGACACCTTCAAGATCCATGACCATACCGTAGTAGCCACCAGCATTTACACCAGTGTTTACTACGGTTGCGCCTGTTTCTTGTGCTGAAGGAGGCACTACACTAGGTAGTGTCTCGTCCTGCTTGCGTTTTATTTCAAACCCAAATATCTGCATTATGTAAAAACCTCAGTTAATTATTAAAGCGGGAAACTACCAACTGGAGTGTCAATACCAACACTAACACCAAAGCCAGAAGCTGCACCAGTAGCAGATGTAAAGAAGTTGTATTGGAACTCTACATCAAACTGTTCAATTGCATTTTGTTGTTCGTAATCTAAACCAATTGCAGAAATTGTAGTTGGGAAAGCATCAACGAATTTGTAACTCTTAATAATTGCACCATTACGATCTAATTGGTGCACGTTCAAGTCAACTTGATAGTCAGTAGGATTAACACGACCATTAGTAGTGTTATAGTTCTGAATACCAGATTGCCATTGCTCTAGTGCATTACGGATACCAAAAGTGGTATCGTTGTAAACTGTCACAGTCCATGGTTGGAAAGTTCTTTCACCAGCAAAGTTAACTGGACGACCACGATAAAGAACTGGTAAAGTTTCGATAGTGGAAGCAGGTAGTTGAGCAGCCTTACACAAAAACTGTGCACGAGCACCAGCAACTACCCCCAATGTAACATAAGATGGGAATGAAAGTTCAACACGGAATTGATTAGGGCGAGCACCGCCACCAATCATCTGCGCTTTGAAATCAGCAATATTTGCCATTTAATTCTCCTTGTTCTTTTCTTTATTTATCTTGAATTACGCACCGATTTCTGAGAAGTTAATCGCAGAACGAGCAGCAACGAAATTGAGAGTGATAAAGTTGATAGAACGATTTGGCTTAACGAAGATATCAGCAACGAATTCGTTACGATCGATAACTTCACCTGTGTTGTTAGACTCATCGCACTTAACAACGAAATCAGTAATACCACGACGACCCTGTACGTCACGTAGGAATGGTTCAACTAAGTTCTTGAACTGTGCACGAGTAAATCCATCGTTGAATTCGAACAACTGGAATTTAGCAGCAGTTGCAATCGCCTTTTCCATAACGATGAATAGACGACGCACATTGATACGATCAAATGCACTTGGCTTAGCCAATAGAGTCTTGTCACCGAACAGAACAGTACCTTCTCCTGGGAATGTAACAACTGGGTTAACACCCTTCTTGTAAAGAGTATCACGAAGTGTTTTGTTTGGATTGAATGCCAACTTAACAACATTCTTGATTTGACCACGATTTAAACCACCTGGAGAGAACCATGGGTCATTCGTGTAGTCAGTACGAGCACATAGACCAGCAACATCACCATTCAATGGGATATAACGATACTTGTCATTGTAGCGATCGTATTGATACTTGTAACCAGTATCCATAACAGCATAAGAGCTAGATGGAAGAGCATCACGGTAAGTAGTGATAGCAGTAGAAGCAGTTGAGTCGCTACCGATAATTACATCACCAGAAGATGTATCTTGTGGAGAGATAAACGCTACGCAATCTAAACGAACTTCAGCGATGTTATTGATAACATAAGTTGCAGTTGCAGCAGATGCTTTACCCAACATAACTAGGCTGACATCATACAATTCAGCATTTGCAAATAAAGCAAAAGCGTTTTGTTTATCAGAATCAGTTGGAGCAAAATCGTCAACACCACCAGTTAGTGATGATGTAACTGCAGCAGACATTGACTTGAAGTATGGTGTATTTGTATATGTTAATCCTGTTGGAGTACCAGTAGTAGTAACGATAGCAGAACCAGAAACAGTAGTTAATGTGAATGCAGTCACGCTTGGTGAAGTACCAGTAACAGCAGAAACTTTATAAACAGTACCAGTTGTATAACCAGTAATAGTTCCAGTACCACCTAATGTACCAGTGATAGTGATCTTATCACCAACAGCCAAAGTGGCAGCACTACAAGTAAATGCACCAGAAGTGCTACTAATAGCAACACCAGTAACTGTTGCGCTAGGATTTAAAGAAGCAAAACTTGTTCCCCATGCACTACCGCCAGTTGCAACTGTAGTAGTTGGATCCATCCAGTAGATATACTGTGAACGAGAATTTACTACATCTTTGTAGTAGTTATTTGTACCATCAGATTTCTTAGCATCAGATGCCTTTGAAACGAATGCAAATTTTTCTAGAACTGTACCAACAGTACCAGTTAAAAGACCATCTTGGTCAATAACAATAATGTGTAGTTCATCATTACCGATAGTAAAGTTATTTGAAGTAGCGTATGTAGAAGTTCCTGGAGTGCCATCAAAGTAGTCTTTGAATGCCCAAGTGCTAAATGAATCCGCATCACACATAGAAACTTGTAAAGAATTTCCTAGTGTACCTGGATACTTTGCAGCCCATTCACCAACTGATGCTTGACCAGAAGCATAAGAAGCCAAATATGTCTCGGTGTTTTTAATTTTAAGAGCAGTTCCAGAAGCAACTGCATTCTTAAGACCAGTTGCGTCTGCACGAACTAGTAATAAGTTGTTTGTATATGATAGGAAGTTTGCTGCTGTAAAGAAAGAATCTGCGTTACTATCAGTAGGTTTTCCGAAGCGACGAACTAATTCGTTCTCAGAGCTAACTGTAGTTGGTTCCATTACTGGACCCCAGCCAAACGAACCTGCAAATGCACCAATAGAAGTGGCAACGGCTGGAACGATTGATGTGAAATCTTTTTCTACGACTGCAACGCCTGGAGATAATTGAAACGGCATTGTAATTCTCCTTGTTAATAAGTTTACCTAGACAAAATTCATGTCTACCTTTTATTTAGTTTTTACACGATTTCTAGAAGTTCAATGGAGCCTTCTCAGGTTGCCCATCGTCATAGAACCCAAAAGGTGTTAATTCTTCTTCGATCGCCAGCATTTGCTTAGCGTACATGATATTTCGTAGATTAACATTATTTAGGTCTTTGAAATAAGAGTTAGTAGTGAGCCATCCAAATAGAACTAATGGCATTACCAAATCGTCGTGATACCCTTCATCTGCTTCATAAGATCCTTTTTTCTCAATAAAAGTAGAGATTTCTGAAATCGTATCCGCATCATTAATAATAAGTTTGTTTTCCTCAACGAGTGCTTTAAAGTTATGACACCCAATCCTTTTAATCTTTTTATCGGTATTGACACCCAACTGTGTTTTACCACCACCAAAACCACCAGAGACTGTTTGCCCCATAGCGTGTCTTGTAACCATCAATATATTTTCGTATTCCATCTCAGAATATAGGATGTGAGCAACCTGTTCCGAGATGTTAATTTCCAATAATACCCATGCTTGGTTATACTCTTTTCCAATTTTGTAAATTACGTTTGGATAGAGTAACGGACTAATTTCATTATTACGATACTTTGCAACGATTCTGTATGGAACCTCTGTGATATCAATAACTTGGAATGCTGAATAATCCCCACCAACACCTTTTGCCACGTCACAGACCATACAATAAGTATGACCAGCCTGTGGGTTTACATATACATCCAACCCATCTTTCTGGTGGACGATAGTATCTGGACTCATTCTAGAAATTGTATCTGCACGAACTAGAGTGAGAGAAGAACCCAAGAAGTTACAAAGAACCTCTTGAGTAAATTTAAGTTCACCGAGCTGGGCTTTTTGTTCTGCAGCCCATGCTTCATCACGACCTGGAATTTCCCAATATGGTATGAATAGATTAACGAATCCATTTCTACCTTTTTCAGCGTCTGTCCAAAACTTCCAGAAGTGGTTATAACCAAGTGGAGTTGATGACAGTAGAATTTTAGTAGTCTGACCAGCGGAAATCGTAGGATAAACTGAAGTAAAGAATTCTTCTGCCACGTTGTTTGGAATAATCGCTGCTTCGTCAACATACAACATGTTTACAGATTTACCACGAATACCAGACTTACCTGTTGCAGCAGTGAATACCTTTGAACCATTCTCTAGTTCAATGTCACCTTTGTTCCAAGTAGTAACACCTTGTTGCATCCACTTTGGTAGCAACTCGTACATTATTTGATAACGATCTAAAACCTCACGTGCAGCAGTTGCTTTGTTCGCAAGGATAGCCACAGTTTTGTTGGCTTGAAAAATCGTATACCAAAGAATGTAGGCTGCAGAGGTAGTTGTCTTACCTTGCTGACGACCTTCCATAAGAATCACACGACGATTATTATGTATAATATTTAATTTGTTTTTCTGGCAGTCATACAATTTAAACAACTGTAGACCATGATCTAGTGTAACAATGTAACAGTAAGTTTCAATAAAGTATAGCGGATCTGCCGCACACTTCATGTACTCTTTTACATCTTCAGGTGTAAAGTCAACAGTAACTCCAGCTGCTTTAAGGTTGGAGTTTGAATTATAAATTTCAGCCATAATTAAAATCCGTCCAGCCAACTCTCCGTATTAACAGTTGCAGTAGTAACATCACCTGTTGCAGCGTAAACTCTGTTTGGATTATTAAAGTTTTCATTCTCACCAATATTTGCATTGACAGTTTGTATAACATTTTGTCCTGCGATTGGTCCAAATAAGTTTACCTTCATTTGAAAACTAAGACTATGTGTTACAAATCTGCGAGTTTGAAAGTCACCATCATAGTCGTCTTGAACTGATACACTATTTAAAATAATAGGCACATCAATCTTAACATTCATGTCTGGAACTACATTAATTGATAATGTATATTCAGGTGTAAATGTTGGAAGGATTTGTTCAAGAATTTGTAGACCATCTTCTTGAGTTTTAGTCAGAATGTATAGTGATAAGTCCAAGTTATACGGAACAGGAGTATACATGGTTGATACTGAACCAGTGCCGTCACCACACTTCAATTGTTGCATACGATTTACTTTGCGTGATGGATCGTAGTTGTAACCAATAATTTCAAATGACATTCTTGGTAGTGAAACGTAAGTGTGGTTTTCTAATGTTGGATCTTGATCTAAACGAACTACCCATTTTTCTTTTGGAGCATATGCAAGTGGTACTTGTAATCGTTGAATAACATTACCAGTTACAGAATCGCCTTCACGACGATCGATATAGATGTCGCTGAATAGAGTGCCGAATCCTACGATGCACTTACGAATTATTCCGTGATAATATACATTATTGTTTAACATTATTCAGTATTCTTTGTGATATCTACTTCACCAAATGGATTGGCGACGCTAAACAAAACATCTGCGCCTTGAGTTTTAAATTTATTATTGTCACCGTAAGATTCTGTTTTATCAATATCAATATCAATAAATGCAGTTGCTATGGCAGTTATTCCACTTGGTGGTGCTGCAATTGTAATCACTGGAGCAGATGCATAACCTGTTCCACCATCAGTAACAGTAATAGAAATAACTTTGCCAGCAGTTGTTCCAGAACCAAGATTAGCAGTAGCAGTTGCTTTACCTGATGAGAATGTAACTGCTGGAGCAGTGGAATATCCAGATCCCTGATTTGTTACATTAATATGAGTTACATAACCAGTGTTGTTTCTTGTAGTATTGGTGCTGAATGTTTTGAGAGTTTCAAAGGCATCAATTTCAGAGATACCAGTATCAATTCTTTCTGAAGAGTACTGGAACAATTCAACTTGTAATTTGTAAACATAAAGTTTACCAAGTTGATAAAATGGATCTTGATGTTTGACAAACTTAATTTCAAACATACCTTTTGTTAGAGGGAAGTAAAGTAGATCACCTTCATTTGGACGAGATGAAATTTGTGTAACACCATAACGACCAACAAGTTGATCCCAACGTCTTTTTGCAACTACCAATGTAGCTGACTGTTCCATCATAAGACCAAACTTTTGAATAAATGCACCTTGACCATCAAGCGAATCTACATTCTCAAAATACATTTCAATTGGAAATGAAGACTTAAATTGAGAAAGACGATCCTCGCCAAGAATTTCATCTTTGGAAACTAGTGTTCTTGGAATATAAAAGAAATCCTGACCATAGATCTTTAAAGATTCTATGATGAGGTCTTCAATTAATAATTGTTCAGACCCAGTTCCATTAGTAAAGTATACATTACGAGACATTAATTATCCCATGAAAAAATCTAAGGGTGCAGACTTGTTCATTAATTCGTCTTCATATTCTTTTATTTCTTCTGTTGCTTCAGCGTATAGTTTATCACCATCAAGTGTAACTCCACCTGGAAGTTGTAGACCACTAAACTTTTTAAGATTAGTGCCCCATTGTTTTTTAATTAAAGCAGTAACATAATGTTTTAACCATGGCTCGTTATAGACTTTAGACCATGTTGTTGGATCCATTGCACGATAACTTTGAACGATAATGTAATCGCCAAGAATAAAATCTGTTTGCCAGTTAGCGTCTAGATAAAGACGATTTGACATACGATTAAAGCGGAATCCTTGATGACCATTTAACTCAAAATCTAATAGAGCCAAATGACTCATTACAGTTTTGTAATAGATTAAAGAAGTTGATGTTAGATCATACAAGTCATTTAGACGTAACTGATACTGTAAATCAAAGATATTCTTTGAAGAAGATGCTTGACCCACAGATAGAATCTTTGTGACACCCCAGACATAATCTGGAATTTCAACATAACGATTATCATATTCACGTAAAGTGATTGAACTTAATGTGGCTACATGACCAGAAGAACCTGCAATAGCCTCTCCAGCTATAAATGTACCAGTAACATTTCGAACTAATAACAAAGTACCAGTAGAAGTTCTAGTGGATTCTCTACATACTTCTGCAATAGCACCAGAAGTTGCACCAGTTATTTTTTCAGCAAGAACAAATGTACCCGCAACTGATGTAGATAATGTAATTTCTGATGCACGAATTTGTTGTTTTAGATAGATTTGTTCTATACCTTCGTAGTGGTATAGTCTCCAATAATCTAATGCTTCATCAATACGATCTTCGACCTGATCATCATCTACGTTAATCTCAAGCACAGGTGCACCCAATGCTCTTAGAGCATATTGTTTTAATCCATCTCTTGAAGTGACTGCCATATAATTATCCTAGTGCGATTGACATTGCCACTGCTTTGTTAAGAGCCTCAGTAGCTGCAAATGATGTAGTGGCAATTTGCGTTGTAGAAGTTCCTGCAGCTGCAGTTGGTGCAGTTGGAACACCAGAAAACGCAGAACCAGAAACAGAATCAGTTTGAACAACTGTTCCATCTACCGTAGTTGTAATTGTTCCAACCCCACTATCTACCACAGCAATAGAACTATTGGCTTGGGAAATAGATGTTCCACCAGTGATAGAAGCCCACTGTAAACCTGTAGCTGTTGATTGGAGATATTGACCTGATGTTCCTGCAGTACCACCGACAACCAGTGTTCCAGGAAGAGTAAGAGAGCCTGATGATAATATCAGACCATTTTTGACTTTAAATTCGTTTGCCATTTCGTTTCATTTTCCACGAAATGAAGACTGCTTAAGCAGTCCCCATATTAAAACAACATTAAACAACCAACAGAGTACGCTGGATATTAATAGTTGCTGAAGTTGCCGATGCCATTGTTACTGTTAACACAGCGTTAGCACTAACAATACTGCTTGTAAACGTGCACAATACACCATTTGTTTCAATGACTGCAAATTCAGTCATGTATGTATTAGTGCCGTCTTGGATAACCATGATTTCGCTAACTTGATAGTTAGAACCTTGAGTAACTTGTACCAAATATTTGGCAGAGCGATAAGTTGCTTTAGCCCATGAATCAACAGTAGTTGCTGAAGTAGTAGCAACAGTTGCTTGTACGACGTTATCATTGGCAACAGTAACTGCAGACGCTTGATAGTTAATAGCACTATTGAAAGACTTATTAGTTAGTGTTTCAGTTCCAGCTAAAGTAGCAAGAGTACCAGTAGTTGGTAGAGTTACCGAAGTATTACCAGTAGCAGTAAATGTCTGAGTAAATGAGCCAGCGTGAGATACGTTACCTGCCAGAGTTAATGTGTTAGATCCATTATTAACACCAGTACCACCGTAAGTTGGACCAACAACAGTACCTTGCCAAACACCAGTACCGATAGTACCAACAGAAGTAAGAGAAGAACCAGTAACACCAGAACCTAATGTTGTAGCATTAAGTACTGAAGTGTTGTTAATCTTAAATGCTTTACCAGAAGCAATGTTCCAGTCTTGGTTAGATGTCCACTGAGTATTTGTATTATCATAAGTGATAGTTTTATCAGTAGTACCCTTAAGAGTAATACCACCACCATTGGCAGTACTGTCTGTAGGAGAAGCAATAGAACCTAATTCAATATTAATATCATCAACAGTAACTGTTGTTGAATTTACAGTAGTTGTTGTACCATTTACAGTTAAATTACCAGTAACTGTTATATCATTATTAACAGTAACAGTACCACCAGAAGCAGAACCTAAGTTTACGTTAGTTGTGGAACCAGCTGCACCGCCAGTACCAATGTTAATAGTTTTGGTAGTTGCGCTGGCAGTAGCACCAGTAGCAATATTAGTAGTATTAGCAGCAGTGCCAGTATAACCAAGTGTTAATGCTGTAGAAGAAGCAAATGCACCAAAAGTTGCACCACCATCGATACTAGTAGTGAAAGTTGGAGCAGTTCCGAATACTAGTACACCAGTACCAGTTTCATCGGAGATAACACCAGCAAGTTCTGCTGAAGTAGTTGCAGCAAATACAGAAAGTTTGTTTGAAGTATAAGCAACAGTACCACCAGTACCAAAAGCGACAGAAGAGGAGTCAGTACCAGTGAATGTTAATGTATTTGAAGCAGTAAGAGTTTTACCATCGGCAATGGTTAAAGTAGAACCAGTGGCTGGAGTAGTAAATGCTACTTTGTTGATGCTAGTGGCAGAAGCAACACCAAGAGTAGGAGTTGTAAGCGAAGGGCTAGTTGCAAAAACAACAGAGCCAGTACCAGTTGAAGCAGTCCATACTGGAGCAGCACCATTAGTACCATCACCAGTTTGTGTAAGAACTCTAATTGATGATGTTGTATTTGGACTTAACAGACTAGTTGTATCTGTACCACTTTGATATGGTAAAGAACCTAATAATGTTGTACCATTACCACCAGCTAAATTAGTTGCTTTACTGGATGTTCCTGCGCTAACCAGCAATGCTCCAGCGTTATTGAATACATCTACTGTACCAATTCGCAGACCGTCTTTTATCTTAAATGCCATTTGAAAACTCCTCTAGTTTCTTTTATTTATGTTACATCATTCTTCTGAATTTAAACACGTAATTTGATGCAGATGAGTTTGCTAAATTTGCATAAATTTGCAATTTTAAATTAGTTCCTGATCCAGAAGTAGATCTATACGTTCTTAAATACAAACCACCCTCAGAAGAAGCACCTGCTCTGTGTAGTGGTATTTCATCAGTTGGTAATGCTACTGAAGAATTCGTAGTTCCAGCATACCAACTAAGGGTTCCTGAATAATACTCATTCGTACTTGTACCACCTGCACCAGTATCATTAGCAAACAACTGTATTAAATACGTACCTGTTGCTAAATCTGCATAACCAATTCCAGTATCTTGCCAATCAGTCGTTAAAGTCAAAGACTTTGTTATACTCTTAATCTGATCAATTTCAGTTCCTGTAGTTGGAACTAAACCTTGATGGGAAAGTTTCTCACTGCTGGTCCATGCACTGGTATTTTGATACCAATTAAATGTCTTAGTAGTAGTTCCCAATAAACTGATACCACCGCCATCAGCAGTAGTATCTGTGGGACTAGCAACTTTACCTAATTCTAAATTCTTATCTAATACCTGAGTGGTAGTAGATTCGATGAAAGAGACAGTTCCCTTAACATCTAAATTTCCTTGAACTGTTAAATCATTATTAACAGTTGTTGTTCCAGAGTTGGCACCAATACCTACTGTAGTTGCAGCACCACCAATATTTAAAGTAGTTACTGTGGTATTTAATAAATTGACCGATGAACTATTAGAACTAATAGAACTACCAAGCCATAAATTTTGCCACTGATAACTAGAACTACCTAAAGAATATGTGTTATTAGTTTCTGATATAATATCTCTAACTGCAGAGATACCACTACCAGTTAAATCTAAATTATCACCATTCGGTAATTCTTCAATTTTTTTAGTAGTTGAATCGACTACTAACGGAAAACGATTTACTGAAGCGACCATAATTAAGCTACCACCTGAACAATATTATTATTTCTAGCGTAAACAGATAAAATACCTGAAATATTTAGAGAAATATTACCACTAAGTCTTGTTATTACAGCAATAAAACCACCAGATCCACCCGCAGAACTAATAACACCACTGCCATCAATTGTAATAGTGGTGCCGTCAACTTTAACACCACCAAGCGTTGTAGTGCTTGCAGTTGGTAAACTGTACGAAGATCCCGCAGCAGACCACTGAACACCAGATCCAGTAGAAGTTAAAACATAACCAGAAGTACCAGTAACACCACCAGCAGTAACTGTTCCAGTTAATGTAACATTATTTTCAGTCGCACCATTAATTGTAGGACTAGTTAAAGTCTTATTTGTTAAGGTCTGCGAACCAGTTAATGTTACATTAGAATTACTAGACGCAAAAGATTGGATTAAATTATTTGCAGTTTTATAATACAGTAATCCGTCAGCATAATTTAATGCTATTTCTCCGTAATCCAAGTCAGACGTTGCTGGGACTTTGCCCACTACAGACGACTTCTTGAGTAAGACTTTATTACTCATTCATATTCCTAAAAAGGTTAATTGGAGATAAAAATCCCCAATATTATAATGTATTTAGTTAGTATGTACCGCCATCAATTTGGAAACCATCCAAAGTTGAAGTAGCTGCACCAGCACCAGTAATATTTAAACCAACATAAATTGTTTTTGCAACTGACAAACCACCAGAAGTAACAACACCAGCAGTACCAAGAGCAGAAGCATCAGTAGTATTAGTAAGTGTTACTAAACCAGAAGCTGCAAGAGTAGTGCCAGAGAAACTAGAAGCAGTAATTGTTTTATTGCTTAGTGATTCAGTTCCTGCCAAAGTAGCAAGAGTACCAGCAGTTGGCAGAGTAACAGAAGTATTACCAGTTGTAGTTAATGTTGTAGCGTAAGCACCAGCAGTAGTTAATGAACCAGCAGTAGAAATATTACCACCAAGAGTAATAGTATAACTGCCATTATTAATACCAGTACCACCATAAGTAGCACCAATTACAGAACCATTCCAAGTACCAGTAGTAATAGTACCAAGAGTTGTAATTGAAGACTGACCAACATAACTTGAAGAAATATCAATAGAGTCAGCATTAACTAAAATTCTGTTTGTAGTTCCAACTACGTTTAGAGTATTACCAGATTTAGTTAAACCATCACCAGCGATAACAGAACCAGCACCAGAGAACTGAACGAATGTTAAAGCAGTTGTATCAATTGTTACAGTGCCGTCTGTTGTAAGAACATAACCATTGTCTGCGCCAACAGTACCTTCTTCAACGAAAGTAAACATTCCTGGAGTAACTTCACCAGTTGGAGAGTTATCAGCATCAGTTGCACGAGTCAATACCCAGTTTACAGAAGCAGAACCAACAGCGGTAACAGTATAGATACCATTATCTGATTGAGTAGTTTGATCCTTAACTAAAACACGATTACCAACAACTAAAACAATACTGTCAATAGTTAGTGCAGCTTGTGTTCCAGAGTTAGTAAGTGTTTTACCAGCACCAGTTCCAGAAGCAGTTGCAGTTAAGTTAGCAGTAGTGGCAACACGAACTGAATCTTTGATATCCAGTGCTTGTTTAACAGCATCAACATAACCTTTAGTTGCTGCATCAGTTGCTTGAGTTGGAGTTGCAACTGAAGTAATACGAGCATTTGCCACATCAACAGTACCAGTTCCAACTGGTACCAAGTTAATATTAGTATTTGTACCACCAGCAGTGAACGATAGCGCACCAGTACCAGTTATAGAACCATTAGATGTTCCAGTACCACCATAAGCAACACCAATAGTGTTACCATTATAAGTTACACCAGTAGATAGAGTTTTATTAGTTAGTGTTTCAGAACCAGCAAGAGTTGCTAATGTGCCACTTGTTGGTAAAGTAACACCAGTAGTTCCTGTGGCAGTTAGAGTTATACTATAAGCACCAGCAGTAGCAAGAGTACTACCATCAGCAAGTGCCAGTGTTGCACTAGTTGCAGGAGTAGTAAATGCAACTTTATTAATACTAGTAGCAGTTGCAACACCAAGAGTAGGTGTTGTTAGAGTTGGACTAGTGGCAAGAACAACTGCACCAGTACCAGTTACAGCTGTAAGCGTAGTGCCATTGATTTTAAATACGTTGCCTGTTGCAGCAGTATCAAAAGTCTTGTTCGTAAATGTATCAGTTGTTGCACGACCAACTAAAGTATCTGTAGAAGTTGGTAAAGTTAATGTACCAGTATTTACAATAGTAGAAAAGATTGGAGCAGATAGTGTTGGGCTAGTACCGAATACTAGTACACCAGTACCAGTCTCATCAGAAACCGCAGTGGCTAACTGCGCAGAAGTCATGGTAATGGTGTTAGAACCAAAACTAATCGACTTGTTGGTTAGTGTATCAGTAGTAGTTCTAGCAACAATAGTATCATTACCACTACTAGGTAATGTTAGTACACCACTATTAGAGATAGAAGAAAAACTTGGACCAACAAACGATGGTTGGTTAAGTGTTGCACCAGTAGAAAGAACTAATGAACCAGAACCAGTTACGGTAGTGGCACCATTAAATTCAGTTACCCAAGTTTGAGCACTAGTTGAAGCAACGGTAAATACAGCACCAGCACCTGCAGGAACAGTAGTAATTGCACCAGCAGCTGATGTTTGAATAGTTAAAGCACCAGTACTTTGGTTAGTGATATAATACTCTTGACCAATAGTTAGAGTAGATGTATCTGGTAATTTAACAGTTTGAGTAGTTGAGCCAGTAAAAAATTGGTTCGCAGAACTAGAAGATGTTAAAGTAGTAGTTGTTCCACCAGTTGCAGTAGAAGTATAACCACCAGCACCGATAGAAGAAATTGTAAATGTTGAACCACTAACTGATGTGGTAATACCATTACCACCAGAAATAGTTAATGTGCCACCAGTAGAAACAGTGCCAGAACCAGATCCAGCAGCAAGTGAAAGACTAGAAGATGCTGGAGCAGACCAAGTAGCAGTATTACTACCGTTTGTAGTAAGGATATATCCATTAGTGCCAGCTGATCTTGGTAGTGTCCAAGTACCAGCAATTTGCACCATGCCAGTGCCATTTGGATTAAGTACTAAGTTACCATTTGTATCAGTAGTGCTTAGTGTATTACCAAGTAATTGAGTATTACCAACTAACCACTTGTCAATTGTACCAGTTGAGGAAAGAACTGGAATTGACGATGCGTTAGTAGTAAGAGTACCAGCAGTTGATGCGTCAACTAAACCAGTGTAGTAAGTACCACCGATTACATAGTGGTTAGCAGCATTACCACTTGTTTCTGCGCCTATACCTATGTATAAACGATTACCACCTGAGCCTGCATATGCTGAGTAGGCTAATTCACCAGCTGCAAGAGTGGTAGGATTACCTGCTGTGGACGAACGCTTTATTCTAATTATTGATGCCATTTTTTATTCTCCGATTAAAATTCTCCACCTTCCATATTCTGTCCGTCAAGAACAGTGGAAGATGTCCATTTATTTGTTGATGTTTTATAAACCAGTATAGACCCGTTTACTTTACCATTTGTGATAATATCGACATCGGCGATATTAGAAACTGAATCAACAACAGCAGGTGCAGCTAAATTCGTGGATGAAAGTGTAAGAACACCTTCGGAAACTGCTACCGATAACGCTTGATCTGGGGTAACAACTGCTACTGTATCTACCATTATATTTGTGTAATTTGTTGAGTTATAGTTACAATTCCTTCTACAACTCTAGTTTTTATTCCAGCCCCCGAAGTTATTTCTACGTCATAAAGCCATCGCCCTGCGGGAATAGCTGAAGAAGCTGCAGCGGATAGTTGGAGTCTTACTTTGCCAGTAGTTGCATCATAGATCGATGAAGTAAAAGCATATGCCGTGGAAGAACTGTAGGACTTTCTCATTTGAGAAGCCACAGTGTATCCACTTAAATTTAGTGCTTGTCCGTTAGTTGCGCTAACAGTAATTATGTTACTGTAGTCGCTTCCAGCATCCACAAAAAGATTGCTAATAGTCGCCACTGAAATCCTCCAATTTACTTCTTATTTATTCGTTTTGTAATCTTGTAAAACTAAAAATCCCTCGGGAAGAGGGACTCTTTTGGAGACTCTAGTGATTAAAGTCCTGCTGCATCGAGTCTGGCTTTGAGGGCATCATTCTCGACTTTGAGTTCTTGGATTGCAGCAGTTAGAGTAGCAACTAAGAATGATGTGTCTACTTGTTGATAGACTGGATCCCCATTTTCATCTACTGCATCTTTTTCGCCTGTTACTGCATGAGAACAAACTTCTTGTAATTCATGGGCGATAAAACCTTCTCCATCTGCACCATCAACTTTCCACTTGTATGTGACAGGTTTTAGTGCTTGAACTCTTGCAAGACCACCAGTCATTGGAACAACATTTTGTTTTAATCTGTGGTCAGAAGTTGTATTGAATGATGTTGTTGAACCATTCGTTTGAATAGAACCTGTTCCACCATTACCATTACCAAAACCCCAATGAGTATTAGTAGTCGTACTATATGCATAAGAGTAAGAACCAGCATTAGTATTATTAAGAGACATACCAAAGTTAGATGAAGAAACGGCAGCTGCAAAGTTTTGCATACCAATTCTAATAGTTCCATCATTGGTTACACGCATACGCTCTGATGGAACACTATCTGCAGTGGTACTTCTGGTAGAGAAGAAAATGTCTCCGTATCCTGCTCCTGTTCCACTTATAACATCATATCCAATTACTGCAGCACAAGTATTAGCAACTCCACCACCCAAACCAAAACCAATATTTACTTTACGACCAGTAGTGGCACTTGTTGAAAGTAATAACGATGTATCAGTTAATGAACCAGTTGAAGAATTAGCCCTGTAAATTTCAAGTGATGACGTAGGGCTAGTAGTTGCAATACCTACATTACCAGCAGCGGAAATACGCATACTTTCTTGAAACAAACCAGCATTAGATGAACCTCTATTAAAAGTCATCACTCCATAAGTAGAGGAGTCTGCACCAGTAGCATTAAAACGAGCAACACCAGCACTAACATCCATAATTGCAGCAGATGCTTGGAATGCTGGAGCAGAACTAGTGGCAGAAATACCACCAGCTACTTGTAGAGTATTTGTTGGAGAAGCAGTACCGACACCAACTAATTGACCTGTGCTAACAGTAATCGCAGTAGTGCCAGCAGACTTTAAAGTTAGAGCAGTGGCTGCAGCAGATGTGATAGTGTCAATTGTTGGAGTTGTCAACGTAACACTAGATGCAATTTTAGCAGTAGTGATTGAACCAGCAGCAACGTCTGCTGCTGCGATTGCGCTATCTTCGATGCTTCTAGAATTTATTTTTCTGATTGCCATTTATTTACTCTTTTGTTATTGGACTATTTATTGTTGGCGATTAAGTTGATTGGTATGTTAATTGGAACGGATATGTATATCCTGCTGTCCAAGTAATTGCTCCGTTTGTAGGCGATAATATGTAAATAGTACCTGAATCAACAGGAAAAAATTGATAAGCAAGTCCAGTATTTTGACTTTCTTGACATGCGCCTTGATTTCTATAATAACCAGTAATATTAGATGCAGAAAATGGTAGATTAAGTATTCTTCCACCACCAGATGCAGTTCCAGCCGTTGTAATTCTCACCCATCCATAAATTGTTACAAGACCGCCTATTTTTATATAATAACCACCAGATGTATATGAAGTTAGTGAACCCGAAACCGATGAAAAAGTAGGTGTCCATGCACCTTCTTCATAATCGTCTAGCGTATTTGCATCAGATGAAGCAGATTGAGTAGCAGGGAATTTAATCTGTCCAGTACCAATTAATAAAGGAACACCAGTTTGTGTTGCTCTATTGCTATAAATCTGGATAACACCTTGTGTACCATCATATCCAAGTTCCATACCTGCACCAGATGATGGATTACTCAAAGACTGAACTCTCATACCACCATTGACATCTACTTTAATTCCAGGGCTGGCAGTACCAATACCCACATTCTGTGAAGTATCAATCGTTACTGCAGTAGTTGTACCATTAGTCTGTAGTGTTAATGATGATGGACTCTTAACAATAGGAGTTGTGTAGGATACTGCAGATGTATCACCACCTGGAGTTGTAATGCCAAGAGTTCCGTCTAAAATAATCGCCATCTTATGCTCCTACCTTTGCTTTGAGTGCAGCGATTTCTACTGCTTGTGCGTCAACTATAGTTTTGAGTTCTTGGATTGCAGCAGTTAGTGTGGCTACGAGGAATGATGTGTCCACAGATTGAACCTTAATAGAACCATCCTCATTTAGAGCATCTTTCTCACCAGATACTGCGTCTGGACAATGTTCTTGCAACTCGTGAGCCAAAAATCCATTGGCAGGCTTATTATTATGCTTCCATACAAAATTTACTGGATTCAACTGCATAACTGTCGAAAGACCAGTCGTCATTGGTGACACATCTTTCTTCAATCTGTAGTCTGAAGAAGTCAGGTAGGCTATTGATGAACCACCCCAATAAATTCTTCCTGATTCTGTTTGTGTACCTGAAACTTGTCTTGTGAAATAAACAAGATTTATCGAGCTTGAATTGCTCGTTTCATTTATATGAATACCTTGTGTATTGTTTGTGCCTATGCTAAGGGATTCTTGATATGAATTGGTAGTTCTATTAATTTGTAATTGTCCGCCAGACGAAGCCCCAAGACTTGCTGCGTTAACAAATTGAGCGTGAGGTCTATATGAAGATCCATCCCATGCACCAAATGTTAAAGATCCTCTATATGCAATGTTACCTTCGTTGTTACCGCCTGAATAATTGCATCCCAAATATACACCATATGGATCGGAAGCAGGGGGATTTGCTGATGTACCCACATTATTTCTAAAGTGAGCCCAATTACCGCTACCGCCAGCCATACCACCCCCTACACAAAAAACGGTGGTTGGGGCTGTCTGATCAATACCAACATATCCAGCAGAGGTGATACGCATTCTTTCTGTGTCTTGAGTTGCAAGAATTAAAGATGCGCCTGAGTTTGTTGCCGACAAATACGTGTCTGCTGTGCTTTGAAAAATTGAACAAACAGCAGATTGACCTGTTCTGGTGAAGGTGGCTTGCGTTGAAGATGTTGTTCTAACATCTAATCTTGCCGCAGGACTAGTAGTACCAATACCCACATTCTGTGCGGTATCAATCGTTAACGCAGTAGTACCATTGTTTGTGGCAAGAGCAAGTGCACCAGTAGTGTCACCAGTAATGCTTACTGCAGTATTGGTAGCCGTGCCAGCCGAAATTATACTAGCCATTATTCTGTTCCTTCTGCTGGTTCTGGAGTGTTACCTTCAGCGAGCCATTCTAGGTATGCTTTATAGTCTGAGTTATCATGACTCATTGGAATAAAAGCGCCATCTGATAAACGCTGAACAAATTTTACATCTTTAACTAATTTATACATAGGTTATAACTCCGCTGAAGCAGTAGCGTGAATAAAAGGAGAGTTAGAACCAAAAGCAACTGTGTTACCAGTATTGTCAATTGTTGCATTTCTAGTTCCAGCATTTTGAACACGAGCATTTGATGAAGTTGTGTTTCCGCTGTTTGACCATTGACCGCTTCCAGCGTATGTTCCATATAAAGTAACTGTAGGCGATGCTCTAAGTTCAACAGGGTAACACCATTGACCTTGAGGTTCCCAACTGCTTCCAGATGCTCCACCGAATGCACGAACAGATCCACAAATTGCACCAACTTGATCTGGTATAGTTTGAGCAGGGGCGACAGAAGAGTTAAATGTTTTAACAAAATATCTTTGACATAGTGCTAACTCAGTACCATAAGGTCTGTAATCAAACGATGTTGCGGTACTGCCTACCTCTAATTGCACACCAGTCACATAGAAGGTTGCACCGTTTGTTCCTACTACGGATGTTGCACCTGTGCATGAACCATAATAAGTCCCTGACCAAGAACCAGCAGTTCCACTTAATGTTGAACCAACACCAAGTCCAAACTGGACACCAATTCCAGCGCCATTAGTTCCAGCCCAAGTTCCTGATGTATCGCCAGCAATAGTTACACTAATTGATGTCCATGTATTTGCAGATGAAATTGTGTATGAAAAAGGGTAGTTGCGTGAACCGTTGTAATTAAAAAGAGTCCCGCCAAAAGTGCCTGTTAATGAAGAATAAACTTTAAACGACAAAGTTACTGCTTTGGCATTGGCTGTTCCCCAAGCCAAATCATTTACGTTATATGCTTCAATTTGTTGCCTAATCAGGTATTGTTCAGAAGCCCCCACTGTATAAGCAGAAGAAGATGTTATACCTAAGTAGTTAGTGAATCCTGCTGGTGGTGTGACAGAGCCAGCATTTTGCTGTGCTGTAAATTTACTATTTACAGAAGAAATAATCGCCCATCTATCGACTGTAAAAGGGTTTCCTGTGTTGGCAGTAACACTAGCCCCCGCATTACGCTGGTCAATTACCATCGCACCATTGATGATGCGGTTCTTAAATCCGTAGTAACCAGTAGTTGTACCAGTACCACCTTGTGCTTCAGTAACTGTAGTACCAGATTGTAGTACTGTACCAGAAACTGCAGGTAATGTTAGTGTTGTTGCACCAGAAATCGTAGGTGCTTGTAGGGTTACTGAACCACTTGTATCGCCAGAAATAACTACCGCACTCATAGTATCACCAATCTTTGTCCGCTTGGAACTGTTAGAGTTGCACCTGAAGCAACGGTAATTGGACCAACTGCTTCGGCATTTTTACCAGTAGTAATAGTATAACTACTGTTCATTGTTTTATCATTCTCAACGAATACCTTGTCAGAGCCACCACCTGCAGCTCCACCATAGTTCTTAATTGCGCTGTATATTGTCGCCATTTTTTACCTTACAGTGAGAATACGAGCCAGCCGTTTGTGCTGTTCGAGTAAATTAAATCAAAAGAAGAACCAGCAAGGTTAACTGTTAAGTTGTCTGCGATTCTTTGAATTTTGTGACCATTTCTAGACACTGTTAAATTGTTTGTAGCAAATGTTCCTGCCATATCTATAATACGAATGGTATCACCTAATACTGCAGTTGTTGGTAATGTTAGAGTAATCGCAGCTGAGGTAGTATCTACAAAGTAATAAGAACCAGCAGTAGCAGTTGTTGCACCAGTGATAATCGAGTAAACACCAACTGTGCTACGATTAATTGAAGACGCTAATTTTGCACGAGTAAGCACACCATCACCAACTGTGTCAATAGAAACTTTTTCCTTGACCAGTGTATAAACATCAATTTCAGCACTGGCATCAGGAGCAGTGTTGAAAATAATGTTAGAGCCAGAAACAGAAAAGTGTGTTGTAAGTTTCTGTTGAATACCATCAATGAATACTAGAACACCTGAAGAAACAACTGGTGCATCTGTTAGTGTAAAACTGGTAGTTGTTCCGTCACCAGTAAACGATTGTGTAGTTGTTTCTTGTCCAGCAGTACGAGCAACTGTTAATTGACGACCGAGATAGACAATGATTAATGTTGTGCCAGTTACTGGTGCTTCAGAGAAAACAATGCTTGTACCACCACCTGATAAAGCATATGCCACACCTGGAGTTTGATATACACCACCGTAAAATACCATGATGGCTGGAGCTGCACCAACGGCATAAGTCAGAGTGAATGTAGTTGTGCTACTGTCTGGAGTTAGCGTTTGTAACTCGTAGGCGCCATAGATGGGATCTCTTCCAATATACATAGGTTATTCTCTGTGATGTTCTCTGTTATTTATTCGTCTGCAGGAAGCGGAGTATTACCTGCTTCTAACCATTTTAGATATTCTTGGTAGTCTCTATTATCTGGATCGAATGGAATCCATCCACCAGTTTCTCTGATAACATAATCTAAGATAATTCCAGCAGGTGATTTTACTTGTTTATACATTTTTATAACTCCGCATCGCATGTAACAGTAACGAACATATTTGACCCACCATTAGTGCTTGAATTATTTGCAGCTATTGAAACTGTATTAGCATTGGTTCCACCTTGATAAGTGGTGATATCAGCTGCACCATCTTGATATCGTAATTTATTTGCTGCTCCTGTAGCTGTACTATAACACACAACCGTAGGAGTTCCTCTCATTGTAACTTTATAATGTAAAATAAATCCATTGTATAAAGCTGTAGATGGGTTTGTGAATGTTACTGATGGGTAATATCCATAATATCTCTGACACAATTCTAACTCAGTACCATATGGACGACGCTCAAATGCAGTCGCAGCAGTACCAACTTCTAACTGTACACCAGTAATATAGAAAGTTGCTCCGTTTGTTCCAGCAATATTTACTGATCCTGTTGGAGCACCATAAACTCCAGAAACCCATGCACCCGCAGTAGTAGTATATGTAGAACCAATACCCAAAGAAAAACGCAATTGTAAACCAATACCATTAGTTGTTAACCAAGTACCTGATGTGTCACCAGCAATAGTAATTGTTTTATATTCCCAAGTATTTGCAGAATTAATAGTATATGAGAATGGATATGAACGAGCATTACCATCATTTAAAAGTGCTCCTCCATGATTTCCTATAAGACTTGAGCGTACCCAAAATGATACAGTAATTGATTTAGCAGTGGATTTACCCCAATCTAAATCAGAAATATTAGTTCCTTCGATTGTCTGTAATACTTGATAATAATCACCAGCTGCAAGACTTGTAGCTGCTAATGAAGTTAAACCAAGATAATTAGTAAAGCCAGGTGGTGGAGTAACAGAACCAGCATTCTGTTGCACAGAAAATTTAGAACTTGCCACATTTAATGTAGCCCATCTGTCTAATGTATATACAGAAGAACTAGCTACTGTAACACTACCTCCAGCATTTCTTTGGTCAATCATCATCGCACCATTAATGATACGATTGCGGAAGAACAACGAATTTGTTGTGTCGATATTACTGGTAGTAATTTGTGTTAATGGCATTTCTTAGACCTTAGGATATTTGTCTTTAACTGCTTGAATCTGTGCTTTCCATGCATCAATACCTTCATGGAAAATTGTATCAAACTGGTCTGCGTAGGATGGGTATTCTGCAGCACGAAGTCTTTGATATTGTTTAGTATTATACTCAGCTTGAAGACGGATAATTTCTGCTTCAATTTCTGCTTGTGTTGGTTGAGTTTGAACTGTATCAATCCAATTAATACTTTCATCTGAACCTACCGTATACAAAGATAGTGGGCGCAAAGAACTTATTGCTTCAGCGATTAAATGTCCTCTAATTTGTGATTTCACGATGCAATCTCCAATGCATGAATTGATGCTGAGTACCAACCCCAAGTTATGCCAGATGCTGCACCTGAAGTTGTGTGGTCAACCCATAAATCATATGTTATAGCCGATGTTGTTGAAGGAGAATCGATATATGCAAATGAATTATAATTTCTAGCACCTGTTGTTTGTTGATAACCAGCAGCGTTCATAAATCCTCGTATATTTGTTGTATTTTTTCTTAATTGTCCAAAAATATAATTGCCAGCAGAACCACCATTTCTTTCACCTTCAACGCTACCAAAAAGAAGTATTCTTGATGAAGCACTTGATGGTGTTATACTTAAAGATGTTAAAACAGCGTTTGCAGTTGTAGATGAAAGATTGATAGGCTGAGATGAAACTACTTGAATCACAGATCCAGCAGGAACTTGACCAACAGTAATGGCTCTAGCACCAATATTTGCAACAGCTGCACCAGTGGCTAGTTTTGCACCAGTCACAGAAGCGTCATTAATCTTTGCAGTAGTAACTGCACCATCAGCAATAATACCAGTAACAACAGAGCCAGCACTTGGAGCATAACTCATGGCAACTGCAGAGAGTGTACGGATTTCGATGCTATCACCAAGTGCAGGTGCAGCAACAAAGATAATATTTGAACCATCAGTAGAGTATGCAGCGTCTTGCTGAGTCACACCATTGATAGTTGCGATAATTGATGTCTCATTGGCAACTGGACCAGGAAGAGCATATGTTGTGGTTGAACCATTACCAGTGTATGTAGATCTTAATACACTGGATGTAGTTTCAGTTGGTTTTACACGACCTAAGTAAGCCATTTGTTATTCCTGTGGTTCGTCTGCTGGTTGTGGAGTGTTACCTTCAGCAACCCATTTTAGATATTCTTGATAGTCTGTATTATCTTCAGCAAATGGAATACTCAATATATTATCTTTTACAACAGAATCGTTTTCTTTAGTTAATTTATACATTTTTATAACTCCGCACTAATGGAAAATAAATCGCCATTTTCTGACGAAGTAGTAAACCCAATACCTGCTACCGAACTAGTTGCCCCAACCGAGCCAAATCCATTTATTTTAATATATCCACCATTTGAGCTACCTGCTGTACTACCCACACCTGGAGATGAAGCATCTCTGTCGGAAGTACCAAATTGTCTAACACGAATATTTGAAGTCCAATACAGACCAATTGATGGTTGCGCTCGTTTAGTGACTTTATAAACTAAGTTCATAACATATGTTGAACCAGATTCAAAAATAGCAATATTACCAAAACCAGTTAGTTCGTAGTATCTTTGGCACATCAATAGTTCTTTACTATAAGAACGAAGTTCAAATGATGTTGGTACAGTACCAGCTTCTAACTGGACACCAGTAAGATACATAGTAGCACCAGATGTTGAAGAAAGCGTTTGTACACCAGAAACACCATATATACCACCAGTACCAGTTTGCCAACTTCCAGCTGTAATGCATTGTCCAGATCCACTACCTGTGTTAAATATAACTCTCATTCCAATACCATTATCAATTACCCAAGTGCCAGTTGTATCTCCAGGAATTGTTGCTGTTTTATATTCCCAAGTATTTGCTGAATTGATAGTATAAGTAAAACCATACGCTCTAGTTATACCATTATTAGTCACAACACCACCATATGTACCAGTCACGCTTTGATTAACCCAGAATGATAATGTAATTGTTTTTGCATTGGCAGTACCAAAACATAAATCTGCAATATTGTTACCTTCTATTCTTTGTTGTAACACATGAATTGAGCCACTAGAAGGTGTATTGGCACCAGTAGAAGTTAGTTTTAGACATTGAGCAAAACCTTGGTTGACTGGAGCATTACCAGAATTTTGTTGTACAGATACCCATGCACCAGAACTACCGATTGCAATTTGCCATCTGTCTACAGTATATTGGTCACCAGATGGTGTGACACTTCCACCAGCATTGCGCTGATCGATAACCATTGCACCATTAATAATCTTATTGCGGAAGGTTCCATTATTAGAACCTATTTGCGCTAATGTGACTGCTTGTGTCATTATTCTGTTCCCTTAGGATACTTGTTCTTTACTGCTTGTACTTTTGCAAGCATTTCGGCAGCTGCATCGCCACCTTTCCATAGTGCATCTAATTGATCACCGATGGTAGGATATTCTGACGCACGCTTGGCTACATATGCTTTGGGGTCAACCCATGCGTTAACTGCCAACATATCAATAGTTACTTTGTTGCCGTCTTTATCAAAAGCGCCAGTGCCGTCATCAATAGTGACAACATTTGTGTAAAGAGCATAAATTGCTTTGTGGTTCATGCCGCAATCTCCATAGCTGTAATTGTTGATGCTGTTCTTGCATATGTTGTGCTGTCTGTGTCTGTTGAAGACCTATTAACATGAACTGTGTTTCCGCCATTTACATAAATTTGTAATTTATAAGTTGTTGAAGATGTAGTTGCTGGTGAATCTAAAAAACAAAATGCTTGAGGAGCACCTCTATCATTTGCATAAACTGCAGCGGTAGAAGTTAAAGTACGGCTTCCCGCAGTTGCTCCAGCACCAATAACAGTAGAGCCTCTTAATAATGCAATACCAAGTGCTTCATCATTTCCAGGACCAATTTCTCCAATAAAATACTGCACTAAAATTTTACTTGTTGCACTTGTGGGAGTAATACTTACAGACATTCCAGTTATATCAGTTAAAGAGCCTGATGTTGTTGAAAAAGTATCTGTTTTAACAGTTTGCACCACCTGCAACACAGACCCCGTAGGCAATGTGCCTCTTGGTATGGTTTGTGTTCCTGTCAACTTACTTGCAGAAACTGAAGCAATTAAACTATCACCAACAGCACCATTGGTATTGGCAATCGCATTATTAAATGTTGTGATCAAGAATCCTTCAAAGCGAACATAGTCACCAGCTGCACAGGCATTTGCCAATACTACGCTAGTACCATTTGTTGCTGTGAAGTCTGCAGATCCTAACTTAACACCATTGCGATACACATCAATGTATCCAGCAGTGTAACTAGCAGGAGAGAAAGTAGTCTGTCCTGCAGTCGCTGTAAATTCTGTGATTGTTCTGTATGATGGTTGAACAACTGTATCTGGCTGAACACCAAGATGTAACACTTCAATATTGTTTGTGCCAGTTGGAGGTGCAGCAGAGAATGTTAGAGTTGTTCCAGAAACACCGTATGTGGATGCTGCCTGTTTAACACCAGAAATAGTGATGATAACAGAAGAAGCAGATACTGGTGCTCTTGAAAGAGTGAATGCTACAGTCGTGTTGTTACCACTGAAGTAATCAGTTAGGTAAGACGCTGAGAGTGGTTGATTGCCTAAGTACATATACTTATTTATTCCTCTGCTGGGAGTGGTGTATTACCTTCTGCAACCCACTTTAGGTATTCTTGGTAGTCTGTGTTGTTAGGGTCAAAAGGAATAGATGCGCCATCAGACAAACGAATTACTGATACTATCTTCATATTTTCCATAAAAGATTTAGATTGTTTATACATTCATGTCTCCTAAAGTTCTGCGCTTAAAGTAACAAATGCAGCACCATTATTATTCGCATTCCATAACGCACAAATACCAGCACCAATAGTTGCTGATGTTGACATTTCAACCCCAGACGAATCAAGACCGTCATACGTTGCAGTTATCGCAGTTATTGAGGCTTGACTAGGAAAATTAACTCCTGTATTAGATTGCACGGTTGTAGGGGCTGAACGCATTGTTGTTGGGTATTTAAGATAAGCATAAACACTTGATGCACCGTTTCCTCTAGCAACACCAAATGCTGTATATGCTGCACCAGCAGCACTCAATTTAGCAAAATACCTCTGACATAACTGCAACTCAGTCCCATAAGGTCTGTAATCAAACGATGTTGCGGTACTGCCTTTTTCTAGTTGCACACCAGTAATGTAGAAGGTTGCTCCGTTTGTGCCAGCCACATTAGTAGCACCTGTAGCACAAACAAAAAGCGAACTTGTCCACGCACCAGCAGTTCCACTATAAGTAGAACCAACACCAAGACCTATGCTTAATTCAATGCCAATACCATTGGTAGTCAACCAAGTTCCTGATGTATCACCAGCAATGGTTACTGACTTTTGTTCCCAAGTGTTTGCAGAAGAAATTGTGTAAGTAAAAGGGTAATTTCTGCTTTCACCCGAATTGGAAATTGCACCACCAAAAGTACCAGTTAAAGAACTACGCACCCAAAAACTGAGGGTGATGGTTTTGGCTGATGCTGTTCCAAAAGCGAGGTCTGCCGTATTAAAGCCTTCCACCATTTGACGCAAAATAAAATAGTCAGTTGAGCCTAATGATGTTGCCGCTAAAGAAGTAAACCCAATATAGTTTGTAAATCCTGCGGGTGGAGTTACAGAACCAGCGTTTTGTTGAACGCTAAATTTAGAATTTTGTGAATATGTGTAAACCCATCTATCCAATGTATAAGTTGGATTAGAAGCTGGAGTAACACTAGCCCCCGCATTACGCTGGTCAATCACCATCGCACCATTAATGATGCGGTTTTTCATACCGTATGTCTGGGTACTATCTGCTAAAATTCCACTCTGAACTTGAGTAAGAGCCATGTCTTATCCTTAAGTGATCTGCATTACTGAAACAAAACCAGAAAGAGCATTTGACGCAGATGCAGTCAAACTGATCTTGTCGCCAGTTTCTAGATTGATTGGCTTATCAAAAATCAATGTTGAACCTGCTGGCACTGGAACTAGGTATGCCAGTTTGTAGTATGTAGTTGCAGCACTTTTGTACACTTCAATAGTAATAGTTGCGCTGTTTGTTCCATCGATATTGGCGATAGTAAGATTGTGCACCACACTTGTAGTTGACGCTGGTGCAGTATAAAGATCTGTTCTACTAGTAGTTGACAGAGTAGTTGCAGCTGATTTGAATGCGGATGCCATTTAATTTTCCTTGATTAAGAGAACACTAGAGAGTAAGCAAGTGAACCATCAAGCACGTTGCTGGTTACATCTACTGAATCTACTGTGCCGTCTAGAATGTCTGAACTGGTAACTGCACCAGTTGCAATTTTTGCTGTTGTGATGGCATCATTGGCAATCTTTGGTGTAGTGACTGCCAAGTCTTTAATGCCATCAGTTTCTATTCTTGTGAGTGCCATGTTTAACCTCTTTGTTTATTTATTCGTCTATGGAGATTGCTCTTAATTGTTCTAGTGTAGTAGCTGCATCTGCGAATTTTGTAATATCTCTAAGTCTTTGTTTCTCAGCAACGATTGAAGAAGTATCAGCACCAGTCTCAAGTGCTCTTTGGAACGCTACATCTTGTATTTGTAATAGTGGAGTTCTTGCAAATCTTAATTCTTCTTTTTTAATTTCTTTAGCAGCATCTAAATTAACAGAAACTACACCATCAACTAGTCTCCAAGCATTAAAAAAATCATGATCTGTTGGTAGTGTAGAATCATCAACGATAATAGCATGATCAGGACAGTCTTTAGCCAACACATCTTCAATTATGTGGGTTTCTAAAAATTCTGGCGCAGGAAAAGTTATGCTTACATTTCCGTTTTCGTTTGTATAAATAATTACTTTTTCCATGTCTGTCTCTTATCTAAAAATTGCTAAATAAACATTGTCTGGGTCTTCATATCCAGCACTAGCGGTAGCTGTATTAACTCTGAATGAAGAAGTAGTTGGAGTAGCATCATATTTTACGTGAACATCTCTAGCATTATTTCCAGCTTGTCCTGTTGTTGGCTTTAAGCAGCCAGTGATTGCGTATGTTGCATCTGGCATAGCTGTTGTTAAATTAATTGTGTAATCACCTGTTGCATTCCTAGTAACAGAACTTACGTTTCCACTTCCGTTAATTGAACCACTTGATCCAGTAAAGTTTACCCAAGCACGACAGAAATAAGCTGGATATAAAGTACCATTACCTACTGCACTTGTAGATTGAATAGCACCGTTGTTGTCATAATAGAGCCTTGGGCTGCCGTCACCATCTGATATTACAATGCGGTTACTTGATGTGCGAATATCTAAGCCACTACCATTTCCTGTGTAAGCACCAATAATAGTGTTGGCACCTCCAGTAGTTACAGCAGAACCAGAGCCAGCAGTACCGCCAGATTGAAATGAACCAATAAAGGTATTGCGTGTTCCTGTGGTTAAACTGTATCCTGCATAAGCACCAACAGCAGTGTTATAACCAGTAGTTGTAGCAGCATTAGATGTATAACCAGCACCATAACCAATAAAGGTGTTATTTGTTCCAAGTACGCTTGTATACCCCGCTTGATAACCTACTGCTGTGTTTTGAGAGGCTGTGGTGTTGGCTTGTAAAGATTGATAACCAACTGCTGTATTGTATCCACCGCTTGTGTTTGATGTTAAAGAATAGTTACCTAGCGCAACATCATAACTACCGCTAGTATTAGCACTTAAAGTTCCTACACCAAATGCACTATTACCACCACCAGTTGCGCTTCCGTTGGTTCCTACAAAAGAATTTTTACCAACAGCAGTATTTTCAAGCCCTGATGTTTGCCACAAACCTGAACTTACGCCAATAAATGTATTATCTCTGCCTGCAACACTATAACCAGCTTGATTTCCAACAGCAGTAATTCCAGAAGCAGTTGTATTTGAGTAACCAGCTTGATAACCCACTGCTGTGTTATTAGATGCTGTGGTGTTTCCAGCAAGTGCTTGTTTACCAACTGCAGTATTTTGCCCACCAGTTGTATTTGTATATAATGCTAATCTACCAATTGCAACCGATTCTGCACCAGTTGTATTATTTGTTAAAGAACCATGACCAACTGCAGTATTTTCACTGGCAGTTGTATTTTTCTGTAGTGCTGTATATCCGATGGCTACGTTTTGAGCACCGCTAGAGTTTGTATCTAGAGCAGATGCACCTAATGTAGTATTACTTGAAACTGCACCAGCACCAAGACCAACTCTTACCGTATTGACAGTAAAATCAACACCAGTCTGCAGTTTAGCAGGTGTAATAGCACCATCAGCTACCTCAGCAGCAACAACGCTTCCGTCTAGGATTGCTCTTGAATTTATTCTTGATATTGCCATCTTTGGTCTCTGTGGTTTCTAGTTCTAACTATTTATACGCTTGGTGTAGCATTTGCAGCTACTTGTGCTTCGTATGCAGCGATAACTTCAGCAGTCCATGCAGCTGCAGCAATTGCTTGTACATTCGCAGGCATTGCAGAAACATCACTGTTCGGTGCAAAACTCCAACGATGATAAGAAGAAGATAATTGCTTACCATCTTCCATAATTCTTGTTACTTCACGAACTTGTAGAGTACCGTTTTCCACTACTTCTACTTTGTCGATTACTTGTTCTTTTGTTAAAGCCATTTTGATTTCTCCTGTTGTTAAAAAGTCCGACTAACCTAATATGGGTTAGTTAATTTAAATTACGTATTATAAACAACTGTTCCTGATACACCGTATATAGATCCATTTGATACTCCTCTACCACCATTGTAAAAGAATAAATCCATAGTTGCTGCACCAGTACTCATTACACATTGTACGGAATTTCCAGTATTATACCATTCTCTTGAATGAGTTCCACCGTAGTTAATTGTAGATACATTAAATGGAAGTCCACCAATTTGCCCTAAAGATGTTCCAGAGGCAGTCCAATTAATTTGAAAAGTAGCAGTTACTAATCTACCAACTTTTGTGTATTGACCACTTTGACTAGAAATTGTTCCTGCATTATATGTCATTGTAAAAGTACCTTCTTCATAATCATCTAGCGTGTTTGGATCAGTAGAAGCGACTTGAGTTGCAGGGAATGCGATACCGATACCACTAGATGGTGTTGCACCACCAACACCGACACCATAAGGATTTATTGTTGTACCAGCATCCCATGTAATACCATTACCAGCAGAACCTGTTGCTGCTGAAGCATTGAAAGTATGAGCACCAGCATATTGATAATATAAAGTTGCCTTATCGCCACTAGTAAGATATTTCCAACCACTATTTAAGTAAGCGTTGGATGTAACTTCTGCAGTTTTAGCACCTGTTTGACCACTAAAAGCACCAGCTAAACCAATTTGAAGTGCTTTACTCGTACCCCATGTAGCTGGAGTTGCACCAATACCAATTTGACCAGCAGTATCAATAATTGCTGCATCAGTTGCACCACTATTTACAACAAAGTGAATAGCATTTGAACCGTAAGTACCGATGGCTAGATCAGTTGATGCTGATGCCAAGTAAGTATATCCAGCCTGACTAAATGAGCCAGTGCCAGTAAATCCAGATGAGTTAATACCAAACTCACCATAGTTAGTAGTTGTTGTGCCATTGTTATTTGACACATTGAAGTTTGTGGATGATGTAGAACCAGAGTTAGTATTCTGTAAAATAATCTGATTATATCCAGCAACACTTGAAGCAAATCCAGCAAGGATACCAGTATCAGTATAACCAATAGTACCAACTTGTAGTGTACCTTTAAATGTCACTGGAGTAACACCAACACCTAGATTGCTCGAAGTATTCCATAGTGGAGCACCAGAACTTAACTTGGCTGGAGTAACTGAACCATCAACTAGACCAGTTCTAGATGCAGTGCTAAATCCAAGATGAATAATTGTAATTGCTGAGCCAGAATCTGGAGCAGCAGTAAATGTTACTGTATTTGAAGACAGTGTATAGTTTGTAGTAACTGTTTGGAAAATACCATCAACAGAAACTAGAATCGCATTTCCAGATGCAGGAATTGCTGAAAGATTAAATGCAGTTGTAGAACCATCACCAGTAAATGTATCAACAGTAAAGTTTCTTAGATTGTCTGCCAACTGAGTAGCTGAAACTGATGCTGCAGCTGGAACTAGATTATAAGTTGCATTACCTTCATGCACAACATAAAGGAATGCACCAGATGCTGGGATTTCTGAGAATAAAATGCCAGAACCTGTATTTGTGCTAACAACAGCAGAAGTTCCACTTGCAGAAGAAGAACCACCAGTAATCGTCTCACCACTAGCAAATGTACCAGTAAGTCCACGAACAACGATGCTTCCAAGATTGACTTTTAAGACAGTACCAGTTGCAGAACTGGTTCCACCAGTAACTGTTTCGTTCTTTGTAAATGTGCCAGTAACAGCAGTAAAAGTTAGTGTTGTAGTATCAACAACAGTAAATGCTTCAACTGGTTGTTGTGGCACGTTATCAAGAACAATCGTTACACCTGATTCAAAAGAACCTGGAACAGATTGTGATAATGGGTAGCAAATCTGTGTGCCGTCTGCCGTGAACTCATCACGTGGGCGAACTCCAGATGCTTGATATGCTGGTGGTGATCCGATATATGCCATTGATTTACTCTTCTGTTATTCTTTATTTATTCGTCAGCAGGTTCTGGAGTATTACCTTCAGCAAGCCACTTTAAGTATTCTTGGTAGTCTGTGTTGTCTGGATTAAAAGGAATAGATGCACCATCAGATAAACGAAAAACTGCCGTTACATCACCTCTTATTGATTTTAATAATTTATACATTTATAACTCCGCAGATGCTGTATAGTAAAATTGATAATATGTTCCAGCAGTAAATCCACTAGATGCATTTGACACATATCTAAATCCTTCTATTCCTGGTTCTGGACAAGTAGCTGTTCCAGTAGTATTAACGCCATCAGTAAATCTATTAGTTGCATTAATTGTGCCGTCTTGTCTATAGATGGTAATAGTTGGTTGTGTTCTCATTGATACTTTATGTGAAGCCCACCCCGCTATTACAGATGTAGTAACTGCGTTCCACGCAATTAAACCTTGTCCTTCACCAGCAGTAACGGCAGCTGCCCAACTTTGACTTTTTGTAAAATATCTTTGACACAAATCCAACTCAGTCCCAAAAGGTCTGTAATCAAACGATGTTGCGGTACTGCCTTTTTCTAGTTGTACGCCTGTTACATACCAAGTAGCGCCATTAGTTGCCACAAGGTTTGTTTGCCCAGTAACCCCCAAAATAACACTACTTGTCCATGCGCCAGCAGTTCCTAAATAAGTTGAACCAGCACCAGCAGAGCAAAACATAACTCTTATGCCAGTAGAATTATCAGTTGACCATGTTCCAGAAGTATCTCCAGTAATAGTTATTGTTTTGTATTCAAATGTGTTAGCAGATGAAATGGTATAACTAAATGGATAAAATCTATTTGCCGAACCATTGTATATAGCACCCCCAAATGTGCCAGTCAAACTGCAACGAACCCAAAATGATAAAGTAACTGAAGAAGCAGAAGCAGTACCCCAGTTGAAATCTGCGATATTGTATCCTTCAATCGGTTGACTTAATTGAAAATTATCTCCCGCCAACAAACTATACGCAGAAGTTGAAGTTATTAATAATGAATTTCTAAAACCTGTAGGTGCGGTTGTAGATTGTTGAATGGTGTATTTTCCTGTTTGACTTAATCCCCCTTGCCATCTATCTAATGTGGTTTGTGCGTTAACTGGAGTTACACTAGCCCCCGCATTACGCTGGTCAATCACCATCGCACCATTGATGATGCGGTTACGCATACCAAACTCGGCACCACTATTAGCCATCTTGGCTGGAGTGATTGCATTAGAAGCAATATCACCAGCAACGATTGTTCTGTATGTTACTGTTTTGGCAGAAAGATCTAGTGTGTTGGATAACTCAGTGCTATCAACACTTCCTGTACCTAGATTAGCTGGTCCTTTTTGAATCGGCATGATCAGACATCTTCCAAAATGCTGGCTATAATGTCTAATGACGAAGCCGTTGATGAAACAACTTTAAGAGCATCTGTATTTGACAGAACGATTTTCTGTCCAGCAATAATCTGTAGTGAACCACCAACAGGAACTGGAGCACCCTTAACGATGTAGTAGTTTGCTGAACTAGAAGTAATATAAGCATCAACAGTAACACCAGCGTTTGTGGTATTACAAACGTCTAGTTCGATGCAGATTGAGTTTTTACTAGATGGTGCAGTATACACAGTAACAGCGGAAGTTCCGACGTTTCGTGCTAGTGCATTCTTAAAAGTGTTCGCCATGTTTTTTATCCTAATGCGATTGAAATTGCAATTGAAAAGTTTCGTCCGCCATTTACAGCGTCCACAATAGTTGTTTCTCCACCAGCCAACGTGGCTAGATCGCCAACATTCACCACATTCTGGTTAGATTGTGTAATAACCGAATTGGTCTTAACTCGCCACTGGTCAAAGGAGTCAGTTTGCGGTACGGTAGTAACTGGAGTTTGGAGTGCCATTATTGTTTATTTATAAGAATTTGAAGCATGTGTTTAATCTCAGAAATCTCAGACTTAACATCCTGTAATTCTTTACCTTGTCTCTCTAGTTCTTGTTTTTGAACCCTAGCTGCATCTCTTCGAGCAACATAAGCCCCATATTCTTTACTATTATTATTTAGGATAGCTTGGTTTGATGTATCTCGAAATAAACCATCCATCCCCTTTACCTTTAAAAATTCCATGTTATGCACAGGCGATTACACGGAGATCTTTAAGTCTCGGCACTTCAGCAGAAACTGTGGATCTGAATACGATCTTCACCGTAATTGCATCAAACTGAGTCAGATTTTTCGCAGAATACTGAACATCATAGAATGACTCTGGGAAGGTAGTCTTAGGAATCACGGCATCTGGGCTAATCAATGTATATGGTACTGTATTGAAGTCAATATTAGAACCAACATTGTTTAACTTGTAGTAAACATCCACAGAAGCATTTGTAGGAAGATTAATCGCAAAACGAATCTTTAGATAAGAAGATGGGTTTGCAAGGTTAATTCTACGTGTTACATATTTGCTATGTTGTGAACCATTTACAGGTGCGATTTCATCAAAGAATTTATCCAGTGAAACCACTGTAATTGTACCTGCTGTTCCAGAACCAGCTGCACGAGCAGTAAATGTACTATTCAATGTGACAGTGGCTCCATCAACAGATGTTCCAGTTACAAGGAATGTTCCATTATTACCAGCATCTGCAGCACCAGAGATAGTCACGTAACGACCAACACCGATAGTTAGTAAGTCTAACTTAGTAGTGGCATCTGCTGTGGAGATACCAGTTGTCGTAAAGGCAATGGTAGTCTTTGCAGAAGTCGCTGTTCTATTATCTATTGGAGAAATATTAGTATTTGTCTGAGTCGCATTATTAATTTTGTTATGGATACAGATCAATGAAGTTCTGTGAGTATCAATCACAGGAGATACTGAATCATTTGTAGTGGAGATCTGTGCAGAGAATGTTAAAGATTTATCACCACTTAAGAAATTTGATTCATTTACGTCAGAACCAATAACTCTTGGAGAATCATATACATTTGATTGATTAATCATTACTGCATCCCCAGAAGTCTGTTTGATATATGGTACTTCAATACCATCAACAGAACGACCAGTTGTAGACTTAATGCTATAATCAACATTAGTCTGTGAGAATGATTGAACTTGAACGATTGGTTGAACAACATCAAACTGCACGTTATCAGTCGCTTCAACTCCAACACCACCAACGAAACCAGTAGCATTCGCATTATTGGTAACAGTGAATGTGTAAGAATCTAAATCAATATCAGAAATGGTTTGTGTGCCGTTTAACTGGCTGCTTGGAATATTATTGTATGTTCCAGTTGCAACATTTTGAATACGAACCTTAGATCCAGGGAACATATCATGGTCAGGATGATAAACACGAACTTTGTTTGAACCAGAAGTTACTTGGAATGGATCGTTCTGCAGTACATTATTTGGCAAACTATCATTAACGAAATCTACTTGACCGATAACATTAGTTGAGAACTGTGCACGGTAAATCGTAAACATCAAGTCTTGTGTTTGATCCGCAGTCCAAGTAGAAGCGTTTTGTGACTTGAAGAATACACCAGCGTATGGTTGCTCAGAAATAAAGCGATCTGTGCCTGCTTGTTTATCGCCCAACTGAGAAATCCAGCAACGATAGTTGTTAGAATCAGAAGACAATACGATACAATATTCAGTCGCATCATTGACAAAAACTGGAGATGGGAATGTGAAACGAGTAGGTGTATCTGGAGCACGATAAGTTGCACCCTCAACAGTAACGCTATTGTCTGACAGATAAACTTTATCTGGGTTCAAAGCCATCTTAGAGAATGGAAGAACTTTTTTACCTGGATAGCCGTTGACAACTTCACGGATCTCAATATTCACAGGAATATTATCATCTTTAGTAGCAAAGAAAATATCAATACCTGTTAAGAATGCTCCACCCTTTTGTTGTACCAAGAATGTTTGTGCCAATGGGTCATACCAACCAGTATCACCAACAACACGCTCTGATGTTTCTGTGATAGTGGTAGTTGCATTAACAACTTCTTGTGCAATCGTTGCATTACGAACAGCATTAAATGTCGCCTGTTTCGTTTCAAGAATACCCTGTGCACGATACTGAACGCTACCAGCTGAAGTGTAATCACCAGCATTTGCAGAACTATCAGTGATACGGAGTTCTTTGATACCTGTAC